AGAAGCCGTTGAAGTAACTGAAGAAACAGCTGAAGAAGTTGAAGAAGGAAATGAATTCGGAGCTGCAAGAGCAGAAGCAATTGCAAAAGGTGAGAAAACATTTAAAGTAGGCGACGAAGAATATCCAGTAGAAGATGTTTCTAAGGAAGATGAAGAAAACGCTGAAGAATTTGTAGAAGAAGCAAAAGAAGAATTACCTAAAACTATTAAATTAGATGAAGGTTTAACTATTGCACAACGATTCTCAAGATTAATGTAAGATTAAAGAGAACGTTTAGCGTTCTTTTTAGCAAGTTTAAGAAACTCCTCTCGTTCTTCGAGCAGGAGTTTTTTACATTTCTTACGAAACTCAATTGAAGATTTTAATATACGACTATCAATCATTGGTGCTTTTAATGCATCATGATATTCTGGATGTAAAAAGTTTTCCAAATCAAAATTCATAAATTTAGCTTTAATTGGCTTAAGACTAATCGCACAATACCAATCTACTATATTACAGTTTTCATGAAGTGTTGCTAAATCGACTAATATTTCATTACTATGATCCCAGTATTTTTTAGTTAATGCGACGCTTTTAATTGGTGGTTTTTGCATTCTAAGTACACAATGGACAAATTGATCATCATCAGACCATCTTCTAATGTGCCTGTGTTCAACAAGGAACTTCCTGAAGAACTTCATCATTGGCGCTAGTATAATACCGTACCTATTTCGTGGATTAGGACCAGATGTGCGGGTGATGATTATATGAGAATAAGATCTTGCCATTTATTATATTTATCTATGAAACTTTATAGCTGTTGTGAGGTATAACCATTAAACATATTATATACATGAATTCGATAAATCAATTATTTACAGAAAAATACAGACCTAAAAACCTAGAAGAACTCATATTACCAGAGAGGGTAATGAGTAAATTCAATGATGGTTTAGTACAAAATATGCTATTCGCTGGATCACCAGGAACAGGCAAAACATCATGTGCTAAGGCAATTGTTCAACAATTTAAACTACCATATCTCTATATTAATGCATCAACAGATACATCAGTAGAAGTTATTCGTACAAGAATTACCGATTTCTGTTCTACTGTTTCTATTATGGATGCACCCGGAATGTTTAAAGTAGTAATACTTGATGAGGTTGATGGTGTATCAGATCAATTCTTTAAAGCATTGCGTGCTACTATGGAAACATTCGCATCTAATTCTAGATTTATTGCAACATGTAATTATATTAATAAACTACCAGATCCAATTCTTTCAAGATTTGAAGTTATAGATTTTGATTTTGACAAACAAGAAGAAAGTGAACTAACAAAAAAGTATATTAAAAGAGTTTATGAGATTTGTAAGAAAGAAGACATGACAATTGAAAAGCCGGCATTGGTTGAATTTGTTAAAAGAAACTTTCCTGATTTAAGATCTACTCTTAATAAATTACAAGGATATAAAACACAAGGTACTTCCAATATTACAGTAGATGATGTTAAAAAATTCAACTCTGTATATAAAGACGTATTTGAATTAGTGTTTAATGAAACAGATCCTGCAAAAAATTATCAAACATTAGTAGGTAATTATGCAAATAGAGTTGACGATGTTTTACAAACACTTGGCGCTGAATTCATTGAATATATTCAGCAAGAAAAAGGACAATATATAAAACATATACCACAGATAATTATAACTGTAGCTAAGCATCAATCTCAAAGAGTTCATGTTATTGATCCAGTTATTACAATGTTAAGTTGTGTATATGAGATACAAAGTATAGTTAATTCGTAAAAAAGTAATAAATAATTTTTTTATGTCAATTATTTTTGGTATATTAGGCATAGATATTAAACACATAAGATATGAAAGTGGGAAAACACACACTATTAATAGACGGTAATTATTTTGTATTCAGCAGACTTTTTGTTTTACCAAAACCTAAAACAGGTCAACTGTTAGGTGATGATAAACAAAAATCACAGTTTATGAGAAAATTAGCCATTGATTTTGCATCAGAGATGCGTAAATTAAAAATGTTTGTAGATGACGTTGTATTAACAGTTGATTCTAAATCATGGAGAAAAGATTTATACCCAGAAGCAGATTATAAGGGTACTAGAAAACAAAGCAGTAATGTAAATTGGACAAATGTATATGGAGTTTATGAAGAATTCCAAAAAATATTAGCCGATAAAGGTGTTACTGTACATCAAATACAAGGTGCAGAAGCAGATGATGTTATTTTTGGATGGTCTACTGCACTTAATAACAGGGGTAAATCATGTATCGTATGGTCAGGTGATAGAGATCTTATTCAATTAGTAAATTACTCTAAAACTAATGATGCACATACTTTATGGTATTATAACACTAAAAAATCTTTATATGCTTATGAAGGTTTTGAAACAGACATGGAAGCATCGGTTGCATCTGAAATGTCAAATGAAGATCTTCTATTTAACATGGGAGGTGAGCACATGACAAGAGATTCGTATCAAAATAATATTATGTCATGGGTAAAAGCACTTAAAATAAATATTACAGAAGTTGATTGTGATAGATTTATTTTCAATAAGATTCTTATAGGTGATAAATCAGATAATATACCATCTGTAGTTACGTGGCAAAAAGAATTAAAAACAGGCAAGCTTAGAACATACTCTATCACAGAGAAGATGGCAGATACCATATACGATCAATTTATTAAAGAACTAGATAACTTTACTATTGAGTATTTGTTTAATACAGATCACAAGAACTCTCTTACAGACATCATATACAGAGTAGTTGGACATTCTAATACTGCATTGATCAAAGCATCTTTATCTAATAACATCGCGTTAATGTTACTACATATTAAAACTATTCCAGACTCTATTCAAAAAGCGATATATGATGCTATCGAAAAGGATTGGGAAGGAGCATTAGAAAATGTAGAACAATTCCAAGATATGGAAAAAATATTGGAAGGAACAAGTTGGTTGAAAGATAAAGCAAGTTTTGGTCCTGATGCATTCGCAGGAATGGATATTCCTAAAGAAACAAAGACCAAAAAACCTCCAATGAAATTAGTAGGTAAGAAAACAAATACAGATAAAAAATTGGCACCTAGTAAAAAGTTATTCTAATATGACACTAACTGATTATATTCAAATAGAAGAAATATTAGCAGAAGCAAATGCACATAATCTAAAACCAGAAGTTATAGATCTTGCTATTAAAATAGAGATGCTTCATAATTTTTCAAAAGTAGATGCACATCAACATGCATTTAACACCTTAATAGGGTAAACTTTCTTACTAATCCACATATAAATAATATGCTAGACGAAACTAAATTATTTGATTTTGTAAAGATAATGTTTACAAAACCAGACCAATACAACAATATAAAAAATCATTCAAAGAAACGACATCACTTTATGATCAATCGTTTCTTTGCTATTAAATATCCATCTAATGCTAATCTTTTTAATTTAAACGGTATTAATGGAGGAAATGTAGTAGAATCATGGGCTATGGTTGCTCAAAGATTCAAAGGTGTTCCACGTTGGTTTTATACTAAGACCAAAAAAGCACCAAAAAAACAGGTTGATAGATATACTCCTAGCGATGCTTCAATTGAGATCTACCTGTCAAAAAATGAAATAGGTATGCGAGAATTCAATGATTTAAAATTGTATGCAAAAGAGGAACTATTTAATGATTTACAAAAAATTGAAGCGCAAATAGATGTTTACAGAAAATAAAGATGACTTTTCAGAAGTAGTAGATATTACACTTTATCGATATAATTCAATAGACACTAAAATATGGGGACTAATTTCTAGGGACTCTATGTGTAAAAGAATAAGCGATGATTCGTATTTAGTACAGGCTACAAAAATGCAACAATATATTACTAAGTTCTTTGCTAGAGAAATAAATAGATTTAAATCTGTGGGAGATGCATCTATACACAAAGAAGCAACTTCAATTTATTTTATATGGCAAATGTTACAAAATATGCCAAATTTATCATGGATCAAAGTTACTTTAAATAAAAATCTAAATTATAATAGAATTGTCAAGATTGATCAAATTAAAACAATTAAATATAATATTAAAACAATTAGAGGTAGTTTAAGATTATTTGAATTATTTGAATCGAGAGAATTAAATATTATAAATGAAGTTTTAGAAAGATGTAAGATGATGTCAAGTGATGAGATGTATAAAGTTTTTAAACTAAAACAGTTCATGACAGTGTTAGATATGTATTTATCAGATAATGAAGCAACAGAAACCTTTGGAATAATTAATGCAATAATTCATAAATTAGAACCTTATGAATCTGACGATCCTGAAATACTCTTAATAACAGATAGAAATTCAGATATATAATAAAAAACAAGACCACTGGTCCTTTTATTAATGGTAAATAATTTTACAGCAGATCAAATAGGTGACTCATTTGTCGCAAAGCTAATAGAACCATACGAAAATGTAGCGGGTATCAATTCATGGGATATTGTAGCAGGTGTAAGTACGCCAAATACTGTAGGAACTTTAAGTATGACTGAAGGTAATCTTACTGTTACTGGACAAAACACCAACTTATTTTTAAATAGAGGTGATAAAATCATAGTAGGTAATACAACATTTGAAGTAGATACAATATATGACTCGAATACTTTTACAGTATTGGAAGTTCCTACCTTTACTGCAACAGGCTTAAAATTTTACTTACCATTAAATCCAAACAATTTTTTTAATTACGAATTTAAATGGTCACAAGAGCCATTAGATAGTGATGGAGGCGCAATGTCAGAATATGCGTTATTAAACACTGGCACATCACCTACGGATTTATTAGGATTAACGTTTGATTCTACTAAACCCCTATGGATTAGTGTTAGGTTTACAGTAAATAGATTATCTACGGCACATTCTTTATCTTTATTAAGTCTTACATTTAATTTAGAAACAGAAGCTGGAGAAATTATATCATGCCCTCAATATTGTACTGATTGTACTGATCCATCAGCAATGAATGGATGTGCTAATATATCTGTTACATGTGACGAAAACTTATTTGATCCATATTCTTTACAAAAACCAATTAATGTATATAAGCAAATATCTGATTTATCTACTGAGATGTTTGGCCATAAAGTAAAGTATTATAAAGTAGAGGCAGATAAAAGATCGCGCGATGTTATATTAATGGAATATTCATTGTATAATGTTAAAGATAGTGGAGAATTTAAAATAATGGTACCAGATAATGAGATGCCATCTAATGAATTTAAATTTGATATTTATGGAATGGGATTTGAGGATTTTGAAATACACATAACAAAAACTCAATTTGAATCAGCATTTGGTCCAAATAAAAATCCGAGAATGAGGGATTACTTATATTTTCCTTTAATGAATAGAATGTATGAAGTTAGTTCTGTTGCATTTGCAGATGAATTTAACATGGAACATTCTTACTGGAGAGTAATGCTTAGAAAATATGAGGAAAGAACAAGCACTATTAATAATGATACAGTAATAGAGCAAGAAGTTAATGATTTAGTTACAGGATTAGATGAAGTCTTTGGAGAAGAGATACAAGACGAATTTACACAAGTTACTAAACCAGAACAATATCAAACCGTATTTACAGAAGTAGGTGATGGTATTAGAGAAAGAATTCATAACAACTTAACAATATTAGATACTGAGATTAGACAGAAGTGGACAATCATTAGTAAAAACACATATGATCTTAGTAGTATTAAAGACATAGGAATAGAAGCATTGGTTTATAAAAGAAAATCTAAACTTGCATCCAATGATAATTTAGCTATTACACTTTGGTTTCAACCTAATTTAAAAGAAGCTAATCCAAATGCAACATTAATAGATGGATATTTAAGTGGTAAAGGATTAAAGGTGTCAACAACATCTAATAACTTGTCAGTTAAAATAAACGGAGATTCTCATTCATTTACATATGACAATGAAATTTTAAATGATGTATGGCATGGTGTAGTTATTAATGTAAATAATAAATACAGCAAACTTACAGCTAACGTATTCAAATTAGAACCTGGTAGTAACTTATTAAATAGTAATACAACACAAACAGGAATCACATCAGTATTAAATGATTCGAAAGATATTTCTGCTTATGATTGGAATTCATTAAAACAATGGTCTCTTATGCCAGGTCCAGCAAAATTAACAAACGTTAGATTATTTAATAAATCAATAGAAGCAGAACAAAGACTAAATGTATTACAACAATATATTGTTAGAGATAATAAATTCGCTCTAGTCATAGATAACGCAGTTCCATCAATTCAATTAAGAAGATATAATCAAAATAGATAATTTACTATAATTTTACTACAATGATTTGTTAGATATATAGATTATAATATAATAATATGAGTGAAGACAAGAAAAAGAATATATCTGAACAAGCCGATCAAATAAGAAAGGAATTAGATGATTTGATAGGGGATACTAATGTATTAGATGTAGAAACAGATCCAACAGATCTGCCAATCAAACAACCCAGAACAGATTTAGCACCACGTGTAAGTTATGAGGAATTAAAAGGTTCTGCTACAAAAAAAGCAGAAAAAACCATTACAGCACTCATGAAATTTTACTTAGACGCAGATATTATAGAAAGAGACGAATATATTCAAGCTAAGAAAAGAATGGATGAAATGACAATGTCATCTCTAATATATCAATTACAAGCTGGAGAAAGAGCATTGACTACACTTTTACAAACAATTGATGATGGTGAATTAGCACCTAGAATGTTTGAAGTTTTAGCAACATTACAAAAATCAATGTTAGATATTATTAAATCACAGACAATGTATCTAATGGCTTCTGAAGAATCTACAAAAAGAATTGCACGTGATATTGAAATCTACAAAAAGAGAGATGACGTCAAAGAAATAGAAGAATCAGGAGGAGACAAAGAAAATAAGAATTTACAAAGAGGTACTAAAGATTTAATGGCTGCAATTCAAGCAGGTATAAAGAATACATCAGATGAAGATATTGAAGATGTAGAAGAAACTACAGAAGATTAATGAGTGATTACGTAGGAGATAATAAATGGATTCCCAAAGAAGAAGGGGATGTGCTATCAGAAAAAATTGTTTGGTCTACTAAACAAGTAAATGATCTGATGATAGCAATGGATCAAGGTTTTAGACCTAAAGTTGCTATGCCATTTTACGAAGGTAAAAACTTTCTGCGTAAAGGTAATATTGTATTTGAATATACCGATGAAGAAATTACTGAATTAGCTCGATGCGCTACAGATATTGTTTATTTTGCTGAAAAGTATGCAGTAGTAATGACAGATGAAGGAATTCAACAAGTAAAACTTAGAGAATATCAAAAAAGAATGCTTCGAAATTTCCAAGAAGAACGATTCAATATTGTATTAGCTTCTAGGCAAATGGGTAAAACTGTGACGGCATCTATATTTAATGCATGGTACTTAATATTTAATACAGATAAAAATACTCTTTTATTAGCCAACAAATCAGATTCAACTAAAGAGATTATTGATAAAGCAAAAGTAGTTGTAGAAAACGTACCATTCTTTATGAAACCAGGTATTGTTAAATATGATGTAATGAATGTTAAGTGTGATAACGGATGTAGATTGGTAGGACAAGCAACTACTGCAAAAGCAGGTATTGGTTTTACTATTCATAATTTATATCTTGATGAGTTTGCACATATTCATCCAACTATTGTAGATACCTTCTATGAAAATGTATATCCTACATTATCCGCATCAAAGGTTTCTAGAATTACTATCACGTCTACTCCAAATGGATTTAACAAATTTTATCAAATATATGCAGCTGCAGATAGAGGTGAAAATGAATACACCGCAATGCGAGTTGATTGGTGGGAACATCCAGACAGAGATGATGATTGGTATAATAGAGAGCTAGGAAACTTAGGTAGTATAGAAGCATTTAATAGACAATATGGAAATGAATTTGTTTCGTCTTCAAACCTTTTATTAGATCCAATAGATTTAAAGAAAATGCGTAAACGAATGAAGAAATATGTTTATCATGACCTAGAAGAGTTTGATGATATTAATATAGATGTTAGGGATGTTCTATTATGGAATCCTGACTTCGATATTGAATCAACTAAAGATGCTTCAAAGTTTTGGTTATTTTCGGTAGATATTGCTGAAGGAAATGGAGGTGATTATTCAGTGATAAATATATTTGAAGTTATTCCTATGAATAAAAAGGAAATTGAAAATTCACTTAATCCAGGTGCCATGTATGATTTCTTTAAAATAAATCAAGTAGCAATATTTAGATCTAATGAACATGTTATAGAAGATTTTGCAAAGGTCTTATATACTTTATCTGCAGAGATATTTTATAACGAGAATGTAAAAATGATAGTAGAATACAACACATATGGTTCGGTATTGTTTCAATATCTAAGATCTGTGTTTCCACAAAGAAATGATTTTGATGATGAAATGATTGTAAAATTCAGACATCGACATGATTCTAAGACATTAAAACATGGAATAAAAATAAAATCAGATAATAAAGCAATATTTTGTCAGAATTTTGCAAAGTTATACAAGATAAATAGGATAAATATAACAGATGAAACAACAATAAATGAAGCTAGTCTATTTGGAGGTTTACCAAGAGGCGGTTACGGAGCTCAAATGGGAAATGATGATACTGTTATGACAGTTATTAGTTCTACTGAATTCTTTAACACTACAGATTATGCAGATTATATTGAAGAACTTCTGGATTTTATAGATCCAGACTTACATAACGAGATGGAAAGGGTGTTATATAAAGATAATATTTCTGATGGAGATTTACAATATGACATTTATGATTTAATATAAATAAATTTCGAAAGAAGAATAGATATATAATAAAAGTAAAAAAAATAAAAAAGAACAACTATGGCATTAAGTCCTCAATTATTACAGTTCAAAAGCTCAGGTGTATATCGCTTAGAGTTTGACAAATCACAGACGGTTAATATCCCTGCTGAAACTATTAGATTGGTTGTTGGTAGATCTAAAAAAGGTCCATACAACACACCAGTATTTATCGAAAACATTGAGCAATTCACTCAAGTGTTTGGAGGTATTGACAAATCTTTAGAAAAGAAAGGAATGTTCTTCCACAGATCATGTATCGAAACTCTTTCAAGAGGGCCGATTCTGGCATTAAACTTAACTATCGCTGACGCAGCTGATAGAATTGCATTGGTATCTCCAGCAACTAATTCTGGTTCTGAAGGTTTATCAGCAAAACCAGCTTCTGTTCAATACAGCGCTATTTTTGACACTGATAAATTTTGGGTTCCTTCTGATATCAAAACATTAGAAGCAGCAGGTAACACTGATGACGACTCAAACAACGCAATATCTTTCGCTAATATCAAGCAAGAGCCTATTTCAGTTATCGTAAGACAAGCTGCAAATACGGCAGGTTTTGAAATGACAGCAAGAGAATGGTACGGTGAAGGAAATGTTCCTGAAGGAATCGAAGATTTAGAATACGTATCTGACTACATGGTAGATGTATTTGTATTCAAAGGTAATTACGATGCACAAGTATTACAAAATGACCCAACATACGGAGCATTTTTTAATGAGCATGGATTATTAAGAGATCAATTAGCAAAATTCACTGCTTTGAGAGAAGTTAGTTTAGTAGCACAATACACTGGATCAGTTATTCCAGAATTTCAAGATCAAGAAGGTCGTCAATTATATATTGAGACTTTAATTAACTTGGAAGCAAGAAGAACAGGTTTATTCTGTGCTATCAACGAAGATGCTTTAGAAGCAATTGATTTCGTAGGTAAAGGTTTTGATATTTACCAAGATTATAAAGTATTATCACATAGAGTTGCACAAGATGCTACTCCTGATGCAATCACATTGCCAAAACAAATGGAAGTTGATGGTGATCAGTTAACTATTAGAAACGCTAACGCTTCTGATTTAAATGCTTTACAAATCACAACAGACGGTTTCTTAAGAGCTGCTTTAGAAGGAGAATTTACTCCAATTAGTTCAATAAGCCCATCTGGATCAGATATGGTTATAGAATGTGAAGGAGCTATTAAAGCATCAACATATGAAACGTTTGAAGCTGGAACAGAAGCTACATTCCATGCAGGACCAATTACAGTTGTAGATGGTGACATTATTATAGCATGTCCAGAAGTTGGAGCAGATGTTGCAGGTAAATTATTATCAGCAGGAAGCTTAACAGTTGGAAGTTTCTTATTAGGTGCAAATGGACTTGATTACGTAGGAATCGGTTCAGTTGAAGAATTACAACCACTTGGAGATATAAACGTAGTAAAAATTACTGCAGCAGGTGGAAACGCATTTAGTTCAACTTACGCAGCAGCAAGTGCAGATAAATTAACTGCATATTTAAGAGCTCAATCAGCTACAATAGAATATACTACTATCGAGCCTAACTCGAGAGCAGTTATGTTACCAACATTAGTTGATGATTATTCATTTACTCCACTAGGAGCTGGACAATTTAGATTATCCGCTACTTTAGCTAAAGATACATTTGATTGGTCAGAAGTTTCAGTAGGAATGTATATTCCAGCTGACGGAACTGAATTAGCAAGAATTAAAAGAATTATTAAGACTACTGAAGGTGGTTCTAATATTTATTCATTCGAATGTCACAGACCTGTATCTTTAAGACCAGAATATGCTCTTAAAAGATATGAAGAAAGTACAACTACTTATACAGTATTCCCATTAGCGGCTGCAACACAGAGCGCTAAAACAAAAGCTGAGTTATTAACTCAACTAAGACCAGGAAATGGATTATCAAACACATTAATTGACAAGGACGCAATTACTTTCAGATATGTTGTTGATACATTCGGATCATTGGAAAACAGTGGAATCCTTAATAAAGAAGAAATTACTCAACTTTGTAAAGAAAGACAAAATGCATCTGCAATTCTTAACGCACCAATGGTGAAAGAATTTAAAGGATCAACTAATCCTTCTTTTAAAGACGCTAATACTGGATCATTCGATACAAGATTAGTATCTACTGGTGGTAATTTAGAACTTAACCCTACTGCAGTGTATACATTACCAAGTATCAATGAAGGTGCAAACTTCGGTTTCTACTATGGTCCTGGTCTTAATGTATTAGAGAACGGTAAAACAAAGGTGATTCCACCAGCGGCTTACGTATCTAATAACTACATTGACAAATACTTAAACGCATTACCATGGTCTATAATTGCAGGACCAAGAAGAGGTGTTGTAGGTGGTACAGGTGTACAAGGTTTAGAATTCGCATTTGATAAAAATGATAGAGATTACTTAGAGCCATTTGGAATTAACCCAATCGTATTCGAAAGAGGAGTTGGTTTAACTATCAAAGGTAATAAAACTGCACAACAATCAGTTCAATCAGCATTATCTTCAGCTCACGTGAGAGAAGCAATGATCTATATTGAAGATGGTTTAGCAGAAATCTTGAAAAACTATTTATTCGAGTTTAACAACGCGCAAACAAGATTAGAGATTAAAACTTTAGCAGATTCATTTATGGAATCAGTTAAAAAAGACGGAGGTGTATACGACTATAGAAACGTTATGGACGGAACAAACAACACTAACGAGGTAATCGATAATAACATGGGTATTTTAGATACATTTGTTGAGCCAGTTAAAGGACTTGAAATCTTAGTATCGAGAGTAACTATCTTGAACACAGGAGAAATCGCAACTGGAAACTTTGCATAACAAAATTAGATATATAAAATAAACACATACAAATTATGGCTTTACCACATTATTCAGAAGATCAAACAAGCAAGAAAGGTAAGAATTTCGAACCAGTACAGGCTAACCTATTTGAGGTAACTATTTTACCTCCTGACGGTGTTGCTGGACAAGAGATGTTATTACAACATGTAAACACTATTTCTGGTCTTGCAGGATTACATAAAGAAGTTGCTGCTATCGAACAAAAGTATAAATTTGCTACTAGATCTTATGCTGGTATGATTGATAGTACTGCGTTAGATATAACTGTAAACTTTTCATTGAACTTAAATGATTCTAACCAAGCGTATTTATATAAAACATTACGTCAATGGTACAGAGCACAATACAACCCAGAAACTGGTGAAATGGGCTTGAAAAAGAATTATGTAGGAACAATCGTAATCGTACAATTCAACAGAGAAGGTGATATTTTTAGAAAAGTAACACTTGATGACTGTTTCATCACTTCAGGTCTTGGATTTACAGATGCATTAGATTATTCATCTGCAGAAGTACAAACATTAGAGATCACTTGGAGATCTGATGTATATGCAGAAGAAGTAAACTAATTATTAATTAATTACAAATAAGAAGGTGTATAATTACATCTTCTTATTTTTTGCAAGATAAATATAATATATTATTAACATATCAAATTATTATGAATAACCACAAATTAACAAAAAAACTACAAGTTCTCTTAACGGAGGACGAGGTTTCTTCGGTTAATCGATGCATTTTAAACGATGCAATAGATACTGAAACGAGGCCAGTTTCTGTTAGTGCATGGATAAGAGACTTAATAAAAAAAGAACTAAGTCTACAATCTATTGACCAACAGTCGTTTATTAAAAATAAAGTAAAAAATTTAAATAAGTAAATAACATGAGTAAAGAAAACCAAAACAAAAAAGAAGAAGCTGCAAAAAAAATGCTGGAAGCCAGAGATAGTATCAATGAGCCAGTACAAGACAACTCAGTAGAAGATGTTTCTGTTGAAATGTTAGATGCAGTCGAGTCCAAGGGACTTGGTAAAGTAAACATGGACCAATTCGGACAAGCTAGACCAGATAAAACTTCGGATCAATTCCTAGGTTGGATGGTTTTAGATCAGTCGGAATTACCATCTAATGGTAAATTTTATCCAAACGGATGTGTTATTAAAATTAGATCAGCGAGAGCTGCTGAGATTAGACACTTCTCAACTATGGATGAAGAGAACTATATTGATATGGAAGAAAAACTAAACCATATTGTAGAGATGTGTACTCAGATTATGGTTGGAGATAAGAGAGCATCTTATAAAGATCTTTTAGAAGAAGATAGAATTGTAATTCTATTAGCTATTAGAGATCTTACTTTCCCAGAACCAGAAAATAAGCTAATTCTTAAAGGTAAAACTGAAGCAACTAAAAAAACTGTAGATATTGAATTATCTTCAAGATATTTAGTCGCAACAGAAGTCCCGACAGAAATAGAAGGATATTATAGTTCTAAAGAAAGAACATACGTTATCAAAACTAGATCTGCTGGTGAAATCAGAATGCGTCCACCTTCAATTGGTGTTATGCAAGAAATAACTAAGTATTTAAAGGATCGTCAAGAAAAAGAAGTTGAATTCGATAAAGCGTTTATACAAGTTTTACCTTATATTACGCCTGATTGGAGACAATTAAACTTACCTAAGATCTTTAATTTAGAAGTAGATTACAAAGCATGGGATCAGAAAAAGTTTATGGTAATTTATAGGTTAGCTGAAAAAATGAAAATTGGTGTACAAACAACACTAGAAATGGAATTCGATGGGGAGATCGCAAAAGCCCCTCTTGATTTCCCAGGTGGCATCAAAAGTCTTTTCATTATTTCAGATCTCGCTGGAGAATTACTTTAAGACTAAGTTCTATCTGGGCATACATCTCAGAATGCAACCTTCAGAAATAGAAAATTTATTTTATTATGAATTTTGGTACTATGTAAAAAATCTGTCGGACTACATTAAAGAGAAGAATAATCAGAACAAGGATCAACAAGAACAACAGGCACAACAACAGAGTGAAATGAGCTCTAAATATAAAACGCCTAAGATGCCGTCGGTCCAATCTTTTAAAGCACCTTCTATGAAGATGCCTAAATTTTAAAGATATATAAAGAGTATGGACAAGCGCTACATAAGTAGCGTTTGTCTTATACTAAAAAACATACACATATAACTTGGCTCAATTAATTCCAAAATTTCTAGCAAGTGCATTCGAAAGAATGGGTAATAGTGATAAAGCTCTAGAACAAGTAGCAATAAATACTGGAACAACGGCTGCCGCTGTATCGGTGGGTGGTGATCTTTATGAAAAAATGGATGAGCTTGTTAAAGCTCTTGGTGCTGGAGGTGGCGGAAAGAAAGGTGACCTTTCAATTAAAGAAGCATTAGTCCTTAGAATTACTGCAGGTGCCTTAGAACCTATTGGACTTGGTTTAGGAGTAATTATTGACGCGTTAGAAAGAGCACCTGACGGTAAAGAACTTAAACTAAAAATGGAAGCCTTAACTAACGGGCTTTTAGCATTAGGTGATGTTGGTTATTCAATAGTAAAATTTGCTGCAATGATGATTTTAGCATTGCCTCTATTAATAGTGGCTGGTGTGGCCATGTTATTGATAGTGCCTATATTAAAACTCATGGTAGATGGCCTCATGTGGGCAACTAAGAAGTTGGATAAAAAACAACTGAAGAAAATAGCAATGCTTGGTGAAATAGGTGCTAATATTTTAATATTAGCAGTTAGTTTAGTATTGGTTGGTTTATTAGCAACATTTGCAATGAAAGGTGTCTTAGTAGCTGCAGGTATTATGTTAGGACTTGCAGGTGTTATGTTACTTTTAGATAAAATGGGATTTGATCCTAAAGGAATGAATAAATTTGCTAAGGCGTTAAAGAATTTAGCACTAGGAATTTTAGGATTATCTGTAGGTTTAATATTAATAGGATTTTTAACACAACCAATTTTAATTGGATTAGCAACAGCAATGTTGGTAATATTAACTATTGGTGGAGTATTCTGGTTGATGAATAAGTTGAAGATTGCTAAATCAATGAGAAAGACTAGTAGAGCTTTAGTTTTTGCAGCTATGGCAATTTTATCAGTCTCTGTAGCATTAGTATTGTCTGCATTAATAGTAAAATCATTAGGTTGGTTAGAAGTAGGTAAAGTATTACTACTCGTTGGTGCAGTTGCCCTCACATTCTTTGTAATTAATAAAGTATTAGGTAAGCAATCTAGAAAAGGAGCAATGTTAATGATATTTGCAGCTGGAGCTATATTAGCGGTTGCTGTTGCAATATTTTTAGCCAGATTACTTATAGGACCAGTCAACGCTGAGAATATTCTCGAAACATTCGGAGTTTTAGTAGTTATTGGAGCAGTTGCATTAGTATTTGGAATCGCAGGTTTAGCACACAAATTTATTAAAAAAGGTGCTATAGCCTTGGCTTTCGCTGGAGGAGCGATGATAGTAATAGCAATAGGTGTCTTTGCAATGAAAAAGGCAATTGATGGCATGTCATGGGGTAACCTAGGAATGATTGCGGCCATTATAGTAGGTTTAGGTCTCGCTATGGGAATAGCAGGTGCTGGACCTCTTCCAGGTTTTATTGCGCTTGGATCAGCAGCGATGATAGTTGCAGGTATTGCATTGGTAGTAATTGGAGCAGGAGTTATGGTTTTTGCTAAAGCACTAAAAGATATGACTTGGGAAAAGGTAGGCATGATGGGTGCTATCATAGGAGGAGTTGCAGTGGCAATGGGTCTAGCAGGACTAGGTGCAATTTTCATAGCCGCAGGTGCCGCAGTAATGATATTAGCGGGAGTTGCATTGATTACATTAGGAAAGGGATTAGAAATAATTGCAAAAGTTGACTTTAATAAATTAGGTAATGTAAACAAAAGAGGTTCGGGCGCATTTAATGATTCTGGTGAAATGACTTCCGGATTTTTAGGAATGTTTAAGAGAAAGAAAACTAATTTTGAAGTTGCAATCGAGTCTATTGTAGATTCAATGTCATTAGGTCCACTATCTATTATAGGTGTATTAGCGGGAGCACCAGTTGTATTATTAGCTGGAGCTGCGATGATAAAAGTTGCTCAAGGGTTAGGAGATGTTCAAAAACTTACAGAAAAAGTAAACTTAAAAACTTTAGGTAAAAGTGTAGGTGAAATGGTCTTTACTATTGCAGATGCATTTGGAGCAATTGGTAAGAAATATCCAGGTGGTAAACAATCTTTATTTTCTTCTATAATGGGAGGAGGCGGAGGATCTTTTGTATCACAAGGTGTTTCTTCTACAATGGGAATGGGATCAGCATTATCTGGCATCGCAAGAGGTATGCAGGCAATGGCGAATTTAAAATTCCCAGTAAAATATGATAAAGAAGGAAATCCAATAGAATTTGAATCTATGGATTCTGACGCTCCTGTAAAAGTGGCAGTAAACGCTGCAATGATTACTGGAGTATTAGCAGATGTATTTGGCAGAATAGGTAAGAAATACCCTGGAGGTAAGAAATCTCTATTCGCACAGATAATGACAGGTAAAGGTAATTCACCGGTTGCTGATGGTATATCTTCGGTACAAGGTATGGGTAGCGCACTTACTAATGTTGCTAAAGGATTTCAAGCAATGGCAATGCTAAACTTCCCAGTAGAATGGGATGAAGAAGGTAAGCCAATTAAGTTTGAAACTATGGATATAAAAACCAATGGTAAATTGGTTATGGACAATACTAAAGAGATTGTAAAAGGTTTATCAGCAGTATTCGGAGAAATTGGTTCTAATCCAGATGCAGAATCATCTTGGTGGGGAGGTAAATCAAAAATTCAAAAAGGTATTGATCTTGTAACTGGAGTTGGTACTCCACTTATAAATTTAGCAAAGGGTGTACAAAATATGGCTAGCCTTAAATTTCCAAAAGGATTTGATGCAGACGGTAAAGCAACAGGATATGATACATTAAGTTCACCAGCTGAAGTAATGGAAAAAGTAACTGGAAATACTAAAATGTTAATTAGAGCATTAGTTGAAGTATTTACTGAAATTGGTGGAATGAGTGGAACATCTTCAGATTATTGGTGGTGGGATAATTCTAAATTTACAAAAGGAGCTGAATTAGTTACAACAATGTCAACACCATATCAAAAATTAGGAACAGCACTTAAAGAAGTTATGGCATCTGTCGGTAAAATGGACACTAAATCATTTGCCGGTAAAATGCAAGATATTATTAAAGTATTTGTAGGCGCTGGAGAAGAAGCTCAAGATACAAAACTCCTTGATCATAGAAGGTGGTATATAAAAGCTATGGGAAGTTCATTTGAAAAAATGAAAACCGCAGTACCAGCTATTGTAAAAGGAGCCAATGGTTTTGATAAGAAAAGAGGAGCAGCATTCTTTAGTTCATTAATTGGAGCCACTGATAAAGGCCAAAGAGTTCAAGGTTATGATGCACAGAAAAAACTATGGTATGCCATAGGACATAGTACTACCAAAATGAGTACTTCTATGCCAGGAATTGCACAAGCAATTAATAACATGGATCTAGCTAAATTAACAGAAGCTAGAACAATGTTTGAAGCATTAGCGGTTCTTAGTGAAGGAGGCAATCCTAATGATATACTCGCTAAAATGGGAGAATCATTAGAAGAGGCAATGTGGAATTTAGGAGAAATGTTACAGACTGTCGCATCTTCGATGCAAGCAAATACAGATCAAATGGCAGAAACGTCTATGGGATCGGATGGTAGTAATGCAGCAGACGACGGAGGAAGTTCGAATAGTGGTGGCAGTGTAGGAAGTGTTAGAATGCCTTCTCAGATGGCTGTTAAAATCACTAACTTGCAAGCTTTAGCAAGAGTCATGAAACAAGGTTATTAAATTTTAATTTTATCTGAAACATTTATAATCTTTATGATATAAGTATCAAATACTATATTATGAGAACATCAACAACATCTTATTATGATTCATCAACAATAACACATGCGTCATATAACTTTACTTCTAAAGACTTAACAGTTCATTTTAATCATGCTACATACGTATATGAAGATGTATCATTAGAAGACTTCATATTATTCGAAGGAGCCAAATCACAAGGTAAAGCATTAAATGAGTTTATTAAACCAAATCACTCATTTGAAAAACTAGAAACAATAGAAACAGCACCAGGTAGTTTACTAGATGAATTACCACCAGCTGATTATCAAATGGGAAATTAACATAATCTCTTTAGCCCAAGAACTAAATAAATAAACAATATGGAACAAACAACAGCGTTCGTTTTAGGTGTACTATCAGTGTTGGCAATTGTCGGCGTTTATCGTATGTTTAAAGTGGCATTTAGGGTCAAAGACCTACAGGAAGATATTGATGACCTCAGAAATGTTATCAATGAAATTGAAATGGATCTAGGACAAACTTCGGATTTACTAGACCGTAGAATTGATGGTGAAATTGATAGAGTAGACAACTCAGTTGAAGAACTCTATAAGTACATTGATTCTAGAACTGATAAGATGGAATCAAGATGCGATTCTAAATTTAAAGAAGTAGAAACAAAAATTAAAAAGAAATAATATAAACCTTTGGGCAAGGGAGTTTATGTTAGGAGAAGTGGCAGAGTGGTCGAATGCACTAGTCTTGAAAACTAGCGTACTGCAAGGTACCGGGGGTTCGAATCCCTCCTTCTCCGCAAAAATTGAAACAAACCAAATATACTTTATATAAGTATTAAATAACATTTTAAATTAATGACAAAGGCAAGTATTGTACAACGATTGTTAGATAAAAAAACAATCACAGCTGAAGAAGCCGTAGTTCTACTAAAGAGCGAAACTATCAATATTCCAATGTATACTCCGAATCCTTATTTTAGCGATCCGAATTGGTCAACTCCACCTCCAGTATGGTGTGAAGATCAAGATAATACAACTAGCAACATCGATTAAATAATAGACTGATGAAAAAGCGTAAACAATCACGTGAGGATTATAATCCCGAAGAAAGAAAGCGTAAGATTAACTTTAAGAAAAAGAAACAACGCTATGAAGATAACTACTTTGATCCTAAAAGATTAAGTGAATTGGAAGATTTTGATGAAGAACATGAGTGAAGAAGATTTTATTTATAGACACATTGAGAGCATATTAGATGTTCCAGGTGATCTTAGTTCTGGTATCAATGGTTGTATACTCGCAAGTGCATATGATAGAACCTGCCGTATTCTAAAAGAACATGGAGCAACGAAACCACTAATAGTAGATACTATAGATGATCCAGAATGTGAATTGACATATTTAGTAGAAAATGGACAATAAAATGATATTTTGGGATGAGATGTGGAATCAAAGTACACCGACTCCAACGCCAACGCCAACTATAGAATGTTGTGGTGAATGGGATAAAGATGGTAAATGTAATTGTAAAGATAAATAATGGGACTTTTAGAAAAAATAGCGTGGAGAACACGTAAATGGAATTTAAAAATTAATATATTAGATATTTTCATTCATGATGGAGATGGTTGCTGGGGTTTTACATTTTTAGAAGTCGTTCATAATTTTAAAACAAGAGCTTTACTTGCATTTGAATTTAGATTACCAAATGGCGGAAACATTAAACAATTCAGTATTGACAATTGGGATTTCTTATTTCTTAGAAGTTTTCTTTATAACCAATGGGAAGTATTGGATGAAAGACGAATGTGGTCAGGTCCTCTTTCCAAGTGGGATGAAATTAAACTAAATATTTTAAGTAAAATTTTATAAACAAATATAAAACTCTACATATAAACTACATGAAAATAATACTAGTAGGCAAAGCAGCATCCGGAAAGGATTTTTTAAAACACAGATTACACAAAAAAGGATTTACAATAGGCGTAAGTCATACTACTAGATTACCTAGAAATAGCGAAATAGACGGAGAAGATTATCATTTTGTAACAGAAAATAAGTTTAAAGAAATGATAGTTAATGGTGATTTCATAGAGTATATGGAATTTAATGGATGGTATTATGGACAAACTGAAACAGATTTTGACAATGCAGATATAATGATTATGTCTAAAGATGGTTTAGATATGTTGCCACAGCAATATAGAAATCAATGTGTCGTTCTTTATTTAGACATTGATAGAATGACTAGAATTGAAAGACTTAATTACAGAAATGATGTAAATGATTCTATCATGAGAAGAATGAATACTGATGATCAACAATTTGCGGGCTTCAAAGACTATGATATTAAAATAAAAAACGCAGATTTTTAAGAGAGATAAATAATAAACACAATTAAACAATTATAATATGAACACAAAGTTAAAAACACGTCAAACAGAATTGGCAGTTGAAATCGATGCATTACAGACTGAAGCAGCAGAGAAACGTTTTGAAATTACATTTGATAATGTAAAAGCAATCAAGACAGTTCAAGAACACCTTAATAAAGGTTATACTTGGAAAACACAAAACGCTGCAGTAGTTGTATCTTTGTATGATCAATTTAAAACACAAGGTAAAAATCTAACAGCTGATTCTGATCCTGTTATTTCTTTAAGGGGTCATGAATTAAATGCACTTTATCAAGCACTTCTTAATGTAGAAGGAACTGGAATTGAAAATGCACGTAGATTTATTACTATGTTAACCCAAATAGGTGAAGCTGTAGGAACAGCGATGCAAGATTTAAGTACTATGAATACTACGTTAAATGATTTGCATGCTGAACTAGCAGAAATTGATGCTCAGTTAGATGCTGATGCTAACGTGGAAGTAGTTTCACCAGAATTAGAAACTGTTAAATCTACAAAGTAAGATTTAACCATTAATAAAACAATAAAGCGATAGGTCAAAGTATCTATTGTTTTATTGTTATTTTACAAGTAAAAAACTATAATAACCTCATATGAAAATATTTGTAACATCTAATTTACAGTTAGGTAGACCAGCTGCCATAAAGCAATATAAAAGATCATACACTGATGTAGATCAAATGACTGATGATCTTATATTAAAATGGAATGAAACTGTAAAAGCAGAAGATACTGTGTTTTATCTTGGTAATTTTGCGCATGATCCTAAAACGGCTCAAGATGCATTACAAAGATTAAATGGTAATATTAAATTTATTGAAGGCGATTATGATAGCTCTATTTCTTTATTACATGATAAGGGCATGTTACCTACTAGATGTTCTATTCTTAGATGTGTAGATAAAATTGAAGGATTTAATGTAGCAGTGTCTTATTGGCCGTTAGGAGCATGGCCTGAAAAAGCAAAAAAAGCTTGGTCCATTATAGGTTATCCAAATAAAAAATATAAATCAGATCCTAAAAAGAGAATCATTAATGTCTCTACTGATTTATGGGCAAATAGACCACAAGAGCTAGAAAAGCTACTTGGCATCTTCTCAGATTTTTAATTTACAACTTTTCCGAAAATAAACGCTTAAATATTTTTTTATGTCGTTTATTTGTGGTATATTAGTAGTATAATTAAAACAGAGAGAGTCATATGCAAATAAAAATTAACAAACAACAAGAAGAAGTTTTAAAGTCAGCCTTAGAAGATTACATTCAAAATCTTGTAGGTAAAGGTCGCAAATACAATAATGCTGTTGAAATCATAAACACCATTAACAATGCGGGACTAGTTAAGTTAGAACGTACACCAAGAGTCTTTATTAAAAAACAATACATGTTCACCTTTGAAGAAGGAGGTTGGAATACTGTTTGGGCTAAGACATTGCCAGGTGCAAAAAGACAAGCTATCAAAGAATATAAGGATTTGGAAAATCTAACAGTACGTTTAGATTCAGTACACTTAGCAACTAAAAAAGGATTAGAATCAGCAATGAGTTTATTTTACTAATTGTTCGTAACTTTTGAAAATAAATCTAAAAAAGCTTTCCCGTTTAAATAAAAAGTGTTATATTAGCCCTATAATTAAAAACTAAAAAAAATAATAATATGCCAAAACAACTCAGTTACCGCGAACTATCAGAAAATTTTATCAAGTCAAAATCAGAAAAAGATTACAATGCGTTATATCAACGTGTAAAACCAGGACTTAGAAATTATATTTCAAATGTAGTCAAAGATGTGAATGCCACAGAAGATGTTCTAACAAACACACTAACTAAAATGTGGACTAAGATTGATCAATATAATCCATCATATCAAATCACAACGTGGTTATACAGAATTGCATTCAACGAATGTTTAGGTTGGATACGCCAACGTAATTCTAAATATAGTATTGAAACTATGAAAGAATACGGTATTGAAATTTCTGATCAATATGCTCACACATCAGCTCGTGATTTATTGATTGAGAACGAAACAAAAACAGAATCAGATTGGTATGAAGAAGATGATTATTTACAAGCACGTTATGAACTAGCTCTTGCAAATATAGAGTCACTAAAACCAATGTATAAAGAGATTATTGAAGATCGTCTTCTTAATAATATGAAATATGAAGATATTGCTGCTAAGCATAATCTACCACTTCAAACTATTAAAAACAGAATTCGTAGAGGTAAATCTATTATTGCAGAAAGTATGGATTATTAATATCATGAAGAAGTATAAATCAATAGTAGATCACATATGGAATTGTGGGTGTGGTTCAATGAATTCACCTTACAGAACTGTATGCGGATTTTGTGGAGCTGAAAATAAAAATTCAGATAATCAAGAAATAGAAAAAACAATAAAAAATTCACAAATACCATAAACAAAATAAAACACATTGGTATAATATAAGTGAACAACAAAAAAAAAGGTTCTTTGATTTATTGGTAGAGAAAATACGTATGCTACTGTGGTGGAATTGGTAGACACGATGGACTTAAAATCCATTGAACAGTAATGTTCGTGCCGGTTCGACTCCGGCCAGTAGTACAAGTATGGACCAGTAGCACAACTGGATAGTGCAGCACCCTTCTAAGGTGCCGGTTATAGGTTCGAATCCTATCTGGTTCACCAGTGAAATGATGAATGACTCTTTTATTAGAGTCAATGTAGATATATAGAGCATGAAGAAAAAATGTAAATCAGAAAGATGTGAAAATCTTAGGCCTCATGTAAATGGATCAGCATATTGTAATCCTTGTAGAAATTCTAAACAAAGATATGGTATTTCTGTTCCAGAAAGACAAGATCTTTTGAATGATCAAAATGGTAAATGTCTATTGTGTGATACAGATATAGTATTTGATGGATCTAGAAGTCAATACAGTGCATGTGTAGATCACTCCCATGAGACAGGAGAAGTTAGAGGTATACTTTGTGGTAATTGTAACACCAATATAGGATATTTAGAAAATAAGAAAATTGATTTAGATGCCTTAGCTAGTTATCTAAAATCTTAAATACGCTCCGTTCGTCTAACGGTTAGGACATTAGGTTTTCATCCTAAAAATAGGAGTTCGATTCTCCTACGGAGTACAACAGATTGATCTCTTAGCTCAGTTGGCTAGAGCATCTCACTTTTAATGAGAGGGTCCAGGGTTCGAGTCCCTGAGGGATCACCATATAGTCAAGTATCTCCTCAAGCTTATACCTTGTAGAAAGAGTAATTGGTTACATGAGAGTTCAAATCTCTCCTTGACTACCTGTGGAAGAAATTTAATTATATTAATGATATATAGTTTTCAACTAAAAAAATAATAAGTAATGAATTCTGAACAATCAAACAATGGAAACACTCAGATAAACCATGAGAGAGCAAGTCTCAACAGTAGAGTTTCTAAATTTATGATGCTTGGTAAATCCAAGAAAGTACAATGGGACGGTAGAAGAAGAAACCGCACCATTTAAAAGGCCGCCTTTGTAGCTCAGCTGGCTAGAGCAGCGCATTTGTAATGCGCAGGTCGTGGGTTCGAGTCCCTCCAAAGGCTCATTAAGCGAAAGTAGCTCAGTTGGTAGAGCGAAAGCCTTCCAAGCTTTAGGTCGCCAGTTCGAACCTGGTCTTTCGCTCATAATCGAGAAATAAAGACAACTCGGGACAAGCATAAGAGTCCTTAAACAATGCAGGCCACTACCTCGCGAGCCTACAATAACATAAAACGTGGGGTCTGGGATTCTAAAGGACATAACAAACCTACCCAGTAGTTTGACTAATTTTCATGTGGTAAGACACTAATGCGTTTTATTGAAGAGAAAGAAAAACCGTTAAAATCCAGTCTAACAAGTCTTAGTTAGGCGCAATATAGTCTGGTAGCTCAGTTGGTTAGAGTGTCGCCCTGTCACGGCGAAGGTCGCGGGTTCGAGTCCCGTCCAGACTGCCATTTTTACAATAGATATATAATCTAAATCATTATCATGACAGATCCTAAAAACGAACCAGACGTAGACTTAGAAAATTCAGAATACGATTCTTTTTCAATACCAAATAAATCGGAGTATATTGATGATGATTACGATTATTAAATCAAGGTAATATGCAAACACGAGTAGTTTATATGAGTGGTAATGAATTTTCAGTAAACATTACTAAAGAAACCACTAAATCCTTAGAAGATTTCGGTATTGAATATGAATTATTTGATGGTGTAAAAGGAAGAGATGGAATTAAAATTCTAAACAATCTTAATATAGTTCCATCTGCTTATGTAGAACAAAGAGATTGGACCGATGGTACAATTGGATGCTTAGCAAGTCATGTATTACTTTGGGAAGAATGTTCTCGTCAAGAAGAATCATATCTTATAATAGAACAAGATGGTGTTTTAATAAAAGATCCCAGATCACTTCTACCACTAATAGACACTGTTTGTCACTTAGATGCATATTTGCCATTTGATAATTCAAAAACAGCTTCAACTGCATTAGAATATTTTCAACTATATAATGAAAGAGTTGCTTTAGAAGAACCCGGTGTAAAGAACTATCCAAAGAATAAATTTTATGATGATAATAATATAACAGGTTCATGTTTTAGAGGAACTTATGGATATATTATAACACCAAAGGGTGCAAAAGAAGTTTTAGATTTTATTAAAACTAAAGGTGCATTTCCTTCAGATAGATGTCTGTGTTCAAAGGCAACACATTTACAAAGATCTAATAGTACTTATGTTAGATTAAATCCATTTTTTAATTCACTTGATGTTCAACGAAAGTGGTCGCTTAGAATTCCGGGTGCCATTTAATTAATCATTTAAGATATATAATAAGTACGAAAGTACATTAAAAAAATATATCTTATAATATGAAAAAGATAATTGGATGGGTATCAGGATTACTAAGAGATGAAAAGGGAACTCCGTCATCTAAAAGATTTATTGGAATTTTAGCAGGTATCACATTATGTGCCGCTTTATTTATTAATCTTTACACAGAATATCCAGTAGAACCTACAATCGTAAACGCAGTCGCAGCAATATGTATTGGTGGACTTGGACTAGCTTCAGCTGATAAAATATTCGGCAAGAAAAAAGAAGAAACAAAGGAATAAATTTAATTAAATGGAATTTAGTTTAGACAAAGTTATATCTGAAGAATATCGGGCTATGATTCAGGAAAATACTAAAGATATGCCATGGGGTGGAGCTGTAATAAGCTCTGTTCCTAAGATATATGAATATGCTTTAGAATATGACTGTAAATCAATTTTAGATTATGGTTCAGGAAAATCAGATTTTTTTAACACATTAAACGAATCATATCCTGATCATCAATTTAAGGTAAATCAATATGAACCCGCTAGGCCTGAATTCGAAATGGATCCAGAAGCAAGTGACATGACAGTTTGTGTTGATGTAATGGAACACATAGAACCAGAAAAATTAGAAGCAGTTTTAGATCACATTGCAGATAAAACTAATAAGATCTTATATTTTAAAGTATGTATGTTGCCTTCTCATAATAAATTTAAAAATGGGCAGAATCTACATTTAATAATAGAAAATAAAGATTTTTGGTTAGATAAATTATCAAAATATTATAACTTAGATAATATTATTGTTGCACCTGGACATGTTTGGGGATTAGCAATAAAAAAATAAATATACTTAATATGAGTTGTTACACTAGAGAACAAATAGAAGAAGTAATGAAAGCCAAAGGCTACAAATACTTCACAGGAGGAGACTACGATGTTAATATCATTGGAGTAAGAAACTCAGAAACTAAAAATAAGGTAACAAATAAATTTGATGACTGTTTAACATTATCTTATAAAATAGATGGTGAATGGCAGTTTCATTGCTTTCCATGTACTACCGATCCTGGAACACATTGGGTAGAGAATGTACTAAATAAAAATGGAGTAGCGATACTTAAACCGGGTCAATATAGAGGTTCTCATAAATTAAGATTACATGCTGGTAAATATTTAGCTTTAGGGCAACAAAAACCAGTTAAAGTATATCGAGACAATAATAGAGATGACAAATATGATTTGTTAGAAGAAAATGTACATGAAGGTATTTATGGAATTAACATTCATAGAGCTACAAGCAGAGCAGGTGGAAAATCTACACAAGTAGATAAATGGTCTGCAGGATGTCAAGTTATTGCCGATAATGATGATTGGCATGAATTCTTAGATATTTGCCAAATCGCTAGAGAAAAATGGGGTAACTCTTTTACTTATACTTTAATTGATTCAAGCGATATTTCTTAAACTTTTTTGAAAATAAATCACCAGGATTTTTTTATATCAATTATTTTTGGTATATTAGTACTGTAATTGTGGCTGAGAGCTTGATCACTCTCTCGAACATTAAGGGCCTGATGGCAACGCGACCACCCTTAATGACAGTTACATCGGACAGACGCCAGGTGAAAAAGTAAATTTATGGCAATGTGGGAACTCAGTTCGCTGAGGTCGGTCAATCATAGGGAATACCGTTTAAAACAAAAATAGAGCCTGGTACCTACGCAACTTAAGAACGTGGGAATTGGTTAATTGAAGGTTCGACTCCTTCTCTGTTCGCAAAATATAAATCCGGAAACTAATTTGAAAATAATTAGCTCCGGATTTTTTTATGTCAAATATTTGTGGTATATTAGTAGTATACTAATGGAGGTTACTACCTCACTAAAACCAATAAAAAATGATCAGATCAAAAAAACCTAAATCAGAAATCGTTATCGACTTAACAGGTCCACAAGGAAATGCATTTAATTTAATAGCACTTGCTAAGAATTTTGGAAAACAAATCGGCATGAGTGATTCTTATATTAAAGAGATCCAAGAAAAAATGATGTCAGGTGATTATGAAAATCTAATTCAGGTATTTGATAATGAATTTGGTTCAGTTGTAATTTTAGAAAGATAATATGAAAGCACAAGATCTTAGACACCATTTAGCCAGATTAGAAATGATGATGGCAGAAGAAAGAGGAATTAACTTAAGCTACGAAGAAGCTTTAAATATAATAGACAAATCATAATGAGAAAAGCACCAAACACAGTTGATCATCAAGAATGGAACGAACAGTTCTTACCAATTATGTGGGCTTTTGTTCAGAGTTATCAAGCATCTAAAAATGATTTCTTAAAGAAGAAAATCAAAGAAGCTCTTAAGCGTACTATTTATAAGTGGACAGATTTACCACCTAAATATGTTTCTACAGAGATTATAAGACTTTTTGAAGAGAACGGTATTGAAGAAGATCCATTTAATCTTATATACACTGACCGTAAAATGTTGGGTAGAGATGAGGATGGTAAAACTATTATGTTATGGGAACACACAACAACAAATCACGAAACTTATCAAACATTTGTTAAGTGTCAATCTCAAGAAGAATTAAAAGAAGCAATGTCAAACCACACTGGAGTTTGTTGGATTACTCGCGAAGAGGACAACATACTTAATAAGAGTGGATTTAGATCAAACAGAGAAGAAGGTTGGGAAGCGGTTTATGAAAAATGCGGTATAAACGTAATTGTTCGTAACTTTTAAAAATAAACAGCAAAAAGCTTTCCCCGTTAAAATAAAAGTGGTATATTAGTACTGTAATTAAAAAGCTAAAAATAAAAAACATGTCAAAAATTCCAAAAATTTACAAGCACGGCATCGAGATCACTAAACCTTGGTCAAGAGAGATGTATAAATATAATCAAGAAGTTTCTTCTCATATGATTAAAGAAATTGAATTTGCTATTAATGCGCTTAGCGATTTAGATACAGCTAAAACACTAGGTAAGATTATCATGTCATCAGGATATGGTTATGGTTTTACTTTAGAATCTATCAAAGAAGATCTTCTAAAAAATATCGATGGCATCGAAACATGGTGGTTAAACGAAATTTGGGATGATTTAATCATATCTAATTTTGTACAGCCTAATTTTGGTGAAGGCAATGAAGTATTTCACATCATTGGATTTGAATCAAAAGAAGAGATTAAAGAATTAAGAGCTAAATTTGCATAATATGAAAAAGCTAAAATCAAGATTGCTGACTTACCTATTTACAGATTGGGTAAAAACTGAAGAAGATGTTGAAACTTTGATCATGACAAGAAATATGATTGAGCAACGTAAAAATAAAATTGTTGGCCACACGCCTGTTATGGGTTTTAGAAGCCACTTAAATAACGATTTATAATATGAGAAAAATAAAATCAATTGTACAAAATATAGATAGCGTAGATATTGTATTAACCGTAGCCTTTGGATTATACATGATTCTACTAGTTAGTAATCTTTTAAAAATGATATAATTATGAGAACAGATTTCCAATTAATACATGATTTCGTTGAAGTTTCAAATTCAACTAATTCAAACACAGACAAAATAAATGTCTTAAAAGAATATAGTCAATATGAATCGGTTAGAAATGCGCTGTACTACACATATAATACATATCTTCAATATGGTGTAACTTCAGCAAACTGTAAAAAGAATTCAGATTTGTTAGGTCATCCTAATACTTATGGTGATTTCTTTCTTTTACTTAATGATCTGAATGACAGAGTAGTCACTGGTCACAACGCAATTGCTAATGTTAATCGATATGTTAGAGAAAATCCACTATTCGAGGATTTAATCTGGAACATTCTGGATCGTAATCTTAAGACAAGATCAACTGCATCTACTATTAATAAGGCAATTCCTAATCTTATCCCAACATTTGATGTTGCATTAGCAAAAGCATTTGATGAAAAAACTCAAAAGAAAGTTGATTGGAATGATGGATGGCAAGTTAGTCGTAAATTAGATGGATGTCGATGTATTTGTATTATTGATGGTGATGGAGAACCTAAGTTTTTCTCAAGATCAGGAAAAGAATTCTTAACACTTGATAATTTAAAACCAGAGTTGAGAGCATTGAATCTTTCCAATATGGTTTTTGATGGAGAGATTTGTATGTTAGATGAAAACGGAGATGAGGATTTCCAAAATATTATTAAAGAAATTAAACGTAAAGATCACACTATTGAAAATCCATATTATTGGATGTTTGATTTTCTAACTCTTAAAGAATTTCAAGATAAAACTAGTTTGACTACATTTAATGAGCGTATTAATAATCTATATAATATTGTTGAAGATGGACATCAATTTATTGGAGTTCTTGAGCAATTAGACTGTGATGATGAAGTATTCTCTAGAATGATGGATATGTCAAAAGAAGGTGGATGGGAAGGACTTATGTTACGTAAGAACACTGCATATAAAGGTAAAAGATCTGATGAGGTTCTTAAAGTAAAACAAATGCACGATGAAGAATATATTGTAGTTGGTGTAGAAAACGACATTCAAAGAGTTATTGTTGATGGCGCAGAAGTTTCTGAATTAATGTTAAAGAATATTATTATAGAACATAAAGGAAATCCTGTTCAAGTTGGAAGTGGTTTTAATCATGATCAAAGACGTCATTATTTTCAGAATCCAAATGAAATAGTTGGGAAACAAGTTACTATCCAATACTTTGAAGAAACAACAAATATGAATGGTACTAATTCACTAAGATTTCCTGTAATTAAAGCTATTTATGAAACTACTAGAGACTTTTAAAAAATGAATAGATACTATTAGAGTATTGAAAAACATTTAATATTTTGAAGATATTTGTAGCGCCACCTAAAGGCCTAAAAGAAAAGGAAATGTATATTAATTGGATTAAATCTGAAGGATTCGATCCAATCATTCTGGATCTTAGGTACAAAAATCTTGATGCACCACTACTTTTATGTGGAGGAGCAGATATTGGCAAAAATATAGAAAGAGATCAAAAAGAATTACATTGGATAGAATTAGCCATAGAATGTGAACAGCCAATAATTGGAATTTGTAAAGGTATGCAAATTTTAAATTATTATTTTGGAGGAAAGGTTGAAGATTTATTAGAAAGAGTTGTTGAATTTCACCAAAGCGATGTTTTCTCTGAAGATGTTGATCATAGTGGAAAACAATCACAATATCATTACGTAAAAGATCTAGAAGATGGTATGTTTGAAGTTAATTCAAGACATCACCAATGGTGTTCAAAGATAGCACCTAATTTTAAAATAACATGTATGTCATTTGATGGATATTATATTCCTGAGGCAATAGAGGACGAAGAAAAGAAAATCCTTGCAGTTCAATGGCACCCAGAACGAGAAGAGTGTGCTGTGAATTACAATCTGTTTAAATATGTGAAACAATATAGATTTAAACGATAAAATAAATATAAAAAATAGTTATAATTTATGAAAATACCTAAGAAAATTCATCAAGTTTGGATTGGAGAAAAAGAGCCACCAGCATGGTGTGTGAAATTTGGAGAAGAGATGCAAGCCATGCATCCTGATTGGGAATATACATTATGGACACATGATATGGTCTTTAATGATGTCTATAAAAATGATAAGTTTTTACAAAATTATATAACAGAGCCAGAAGTTTATAAATGGGCTTTTATTGCAGATAGAGTTAGAATACTTATACTTAGAGATTATGGTGGAGTTTACTGTGATTTAGATGCAAAACCTATCAGACCATTTGATGAATGTTTAGCACACCTTTCACCACAACACACATTCTTTGCAGGTATGAAACCTACACAAGAAAATAACACATTAATAGATTGTACAGTTTATGGTTCTGCACCAAATAGTAGAGTTATTAATGAATGTTTAGAATGTTATGGAGATAATATTTATTGGGCACATGGATGTAAGACATTTAATAATCAGATTATCAAAACAATGGACACTGATGTTGCATTATTTGGATATGAATGGTTTTACGATGATAAAGTAACTGATAAAACAATAGTATTACATGACGTCGAAGAAACAAGATTGTTCTCTTGGGTGGATGGCGATAAATATAAGAAAAACTGGTAAAGAATGTACGGACAATCAATAGAAAATTCATATCAATTATTATCTGGAGGTGCAACACTTGAACAATTATTAGTGTATTTGTCCTTTATAATTGTTGAAGAAGGTCAAGAATTTCCTGATGATATGATGCCAGTATTTTTTATAGAACCCGATGCAACACCAACTGAAGATGATTTAGATGAAATGATTTCATATTTTGAGAAACAAGAAGAATATGAAAAGTGTTTATATCTAAAGGAATTCAAACATAAATTATAGTATTTGATATATAATACATGAGATTAGTAGAATCATTTAAAAATTTTAAGCTTTTATTAGAAGCCAACAATTCTCTTAAATTAAATGTTCCAAAGGATATTTTAGAATTGCATAAACTATTTAAACAAAATGGCAAGGAATTGTTTATTGTGGGTGGTGCAGTGAGAGATGCATTGCTAGGTAAAAAGCCAAAGGATTTTGATTTGGCAACTGATGCGTTTCCTGCAGAAGTTATAGATATTGTTACTAACGCTGGTTACTCAACTACTGGAGAAGTTGGTCATCAATTTGGAGTAGTTATTGTAAATGTACCTTCGGATCCAGCGGGTGTTGAGATTGCAACATTTAGAGAAGATGTTGGAAAGGGAAGAAGACCAGATGCAGTAGAATATTCTACAATTGATAAAGATGTATTAAGAAGAGATCTAACAATTAATGCACTATTTTATGATATGGGCAGAAAAGAGATTGTAGATTTAGTTGGAGGTTTAGATGATATAAAAAACTCAAAAATTAGAACAGTTGGTGTCGCCGCAGATAGATTTGCAGAAGATCCACTTAGAAAATTAAGGGCGTTGCGATTTGCAGGTAGAACAGGATCAAAATTAGAAAAAGAAACTGCAGATGCTATTTTAATCGATAATAGTTTAGAAGGTATTAGTTCTGAAAGAATTAGAGATGAATTTAAGAAATCTATTGTTTCTGCAAAATCAGCAAAGAGTTATTTAAACATGGTATCAGAATTTAATTTGTGGTCAATCATGTTTCCATCTTTACAAATTAACGAAAAGTTTATTAACACTAACAATTGGATAGTACAGATTGCAATTCTATTTAGTAATAATGATAATGATACAATACAGAAGGAATTAAATAAAGCATCGTTTACAAACGGTGAAATTGATTCAATATTATTCCTAAAGAGTTTAATGACGTTTGATATAAATGATGTATTTAATTTACATAAACAATATATGAAGATTCAAATATCTTCTAAATTAGACACCAAAACTATTCTAGAATTTGCAAAAATTAATAAACTCGACACTAAAACTTTAAAAGTGTTCTTTAAATATAAACCATCAACCAAAGGTGGAGATGTCATGAAAAAGTTTGGCTTAAAAGGATCTGCAATATCCGATAAGATCAATCAAATAGAAGCAGAGAAGTTCAGAAGTCTTATTTAGATCAAATAAGTATTTTACAAGATATATACATTGTAGCATTATGCATAAAAAATACATTGTTATACAATGGCAAAAGAATTAAATGAAGACAGCGGAATTAAAGTTAGTGTAAAAACACTAATCGCAATAGCTGTGGCAATCACAACAGTGGTAAGTTTTTGGTTCGCATTCCAAGCTCAACTCGATGATATGAGAGATGAGATAGAAGCAGCTAAAACTCTACCAGCTCCTAACATTTCTAGAACTGAATATGAACTCAAAGATGAGTTAGTACGTTCTACAATATTAAATACACAAGAAGATGTAGAAGAAATGAAAGAGGATTTAAAGGCAATTGAAAAACATCTTCGTAACAGATAACATGAAAAAACTATTATTACTTATTATCGCGTTGGTATCATTTAGTACTGCGGACGCACAGATTACAAAGAAGGTTAAGAAATTCTTTAAATACTCTACTATTTATGGAGTTGCTGGAGAAGCACAACCACAAACTAGCACACAAAAAACTTATTTCGTAGATCAAGGTGGAGAACTATTTGATGTTACACCAGATGCTGAAACTAATTATTCTTATGGTTTTGGTATTAGAAAGGTTGCAAGATTTGATTATGAGAATAAACCTAATGCGTTCTATGATGGTACAGAAATCCAAACAGGATTAAGTTCTAATATAGGTGCTGTTAAAGGTTGGGAATATAAATTCCAATGGGAATGGGCAAGACAGTTTGGTAATGAATACACAAGAGAAGATATATTTCTTAGATATTTAGGAGATAACTTTATCTTTAAACTAGAACAAATGCAAGATGGTCTTGCAGATTTGGATTACAGGGCAGTAGATCTTAGATGGAGAAAACCAATAGGTAAAAAACTTAACCTTTCTATCGGTGCTGCATTTAGAACACATAGACCTTATGGTTACTTACCAATTGCAGATTACTTAGATGATAATCCATGGTGGCAATTAGCATACGACAATGGTTACAATGATAACTATTATGGTATCGATTATGATAACGATGGAGAATTAGATAACTTTGATTTCTTTTGGAATGATGAAAATGGTGAGAGAGTTTCAGATACAGATTTAGATTTTAGAACTAATGTATTCGGTGGTATTGTAAATGACTTTAATAGAGAAAGACTTATACAAATTGAAGATCTTGGTACAATATCTCCAGTAATTGGATTAGATTTTTATCATTATTCACAAGATGGAAATAACTGGGCACACATTTACACTTCAGTTATGCCATATCACCAACAGGTTATGGGTAACAAAGACTTTTCTTATGGTAAGTTTATTAGTGAAGGAGAAGATGCGCAATGGACTGATTTTACAATCGGTGCAATGACAGGATGGAAAATAACAAAGAAGTTAGGTGTTTTTGCAGAAATGAATTATCTACAATATTGGGATAGACAAGTATTTACTGCTAAAGCTGGCTTAAACTTCCAATTTAGATAATTATGAAAAAGATAGTAATTGTATTTTTATTAGCATTTGGATTAATGGCATCGTCTACGATAGCAGATTCAACTAATGCAGGAATAACTGAGGGAGAACCAAAGTATTTAACTTCTGACACATTTAGCAAGTCTATTAATACAGGTATAGTTATTGTAGAATTTGTAGCCTCTTTTGTTGAGCCATTTTCAGAATGGGAAGCAATAGAAGATGGAACATATTACAGAGTAGATATTGAAAAATACCCAGATCTTAAAAAGAAATACAAGGTAAGATCTATTCCAACTATTTTAGTATTCAATAACGGAAGTAAAGAATTAACATATCGTGCAAACATTATGTTAGAATTAGATGTAACTGCTGAAGAAATTCACGAAGACATAGAAGATATATTCTCCGATAAATTTTAATTGAAACTTTTTTAAAAATAAATCACCCAGATTTTTTTATGTCATTTATTTGTGGTATATTAGTAGTATACTAATGGAGGTTAATACCTCACCAAACACAAATTATGTCAAACACTTCTACTTTTACATTCCCTTACGATAATTGTTATGGCGACGTATTTGCTATAGTAAATACAGTTGATGCTACTTATGTATGTCCAGGTTGGCACCCGGTTCCTAAAGGAACTACTAGAGATCAGATTAAGTTTGACAAAAGTACTAAAATAGAAAAACCAAAACCTGTGTCAGTGATCACTAAAACTAAAACTGAAAACAGATCATGGAAAGTAGAGTCTTCTAAGCCTGGAAAATTCTATGATGTTACTGAAACAAACGGTGTTTGGGGATGTAATTGTCCAGCAATGAATTTCTTTAGAGGAGATTGTAAACACATTAAGGCTAAAAAAAGTGAAAAAATATTAGCATAGATTTTTTTATGTCAATATTTTTTGGTATATTAGTAGAGTATTAATCAAAACAAATAAAAATGAACAAATTACAATCTCTTAAATGTGTTGAAGTAACTTCACAACGACAAGCTGACAATGGTACAATATGTTATCATGACCCAATTACAAATTGTGACTATCTTTCTTATGAAAGTGGTTATATTCGCAGAAGTTACAAAACTAAGTTACTATCATCTGCTGCCAGGTCTTATTATGGTGGTAAATTTCATGAAACCATCTATCAATTAAATCCACAGCGCAAAGGTTACTACAAATCATCTTACAATGGTAAAATTTACGAAACCACAGCACGTGTGATGATTCAAGATCCTAAAGAACGCATGGATCGCCTTGCAAAAGCAGTTGTTAATTATCGTAATACCAAAAAAAATAATCAATCAAATTAATTCATATAACATGTCAGAAAACGAAAAATACATTACCCCTAGAGAAAAAGAACTTTTAAAAGGTTTAAACACCAAAGCTACTTTACTTTTAGAATTTGAAGAAATCTGTAAAGAGCAAAAAATGCCATTCAATCCAGTATATATGGACACTCTAAATGAACAAGATCTCAGAGAGTTAATATATAACTTTTCACCAGAAGGTCAAGCTGAATTGAAAAAAAGAATCAAATATGAAACCAAATTTAAAAAGTAGCATATAAAAAATGTCTCTAAACCAAAGAACAGTATAGATTTATGAAAAAACCAACTGTAATATATTATTTACATTATTATGACGAAGATCATAGAGAACGAGCATTTAATAAGTTCCAAGATTTTACGATTTGCGTGATGGCTGAAAATAACGCCGAAGCTATTGAAAAAGCTAAACTTATTTCAGGTAATGATAATATTAAAATTATGGGAATCTCAACTGGAAAAGAAGAATGGGTAAATGAGAAAGCGCCAATGGGAACAGGTGAAGAAATAATGCCACTTGGAGGATGGGAAAGAAATAAATATGGAAAGTAAAGAGTATCACGAAACGTGTAATATATGCGGAGACAATATACCAAGTGGTTTATTATTAACTAACATTTGTGTTAATTGTTTAGTTAGACCAAAAAATAATGACAATCATGGAAAATAAAGGCAAAAAATTAAAAGAAGTAAATCTAACACTACAAGAGTGGTTGGATGCTCTTCGTATGCCTACTCCAGTTAGAAATAAGAAAAAGTATAGACGCACAAAAAAACACAAGAACAGAGATGACTAAACATCGCCACGCTCGAAGAGAAGACGAATCAGTTACAAGTTGGATAGAAAGAATATCCTATAAAGATGAGAGTTGGCTCAAAAAAGCAAAAAGGCGAAGAAAGTTTAGATGGTATTATGATCTTAAGTTTTATATTCAATTAAAATTAATTATTTTTAAAAAGAAATTCAAATGAACAAAATAGTAGTAATAGGAGACATTCACGGACACGATAGTTGGAAGAAACTTATCGAGTTAAATCCTGATGCTACAGAGTTTGTATTTATTGGAGACTACTTTGATTCATTCTCAATTCCACATGTAGAACAAATCTATAATTACAAAGAGATTATTGCATGGAAGGAATCTACTGATGTTAAAGTAACTATGCTGATCGGTAATCATGACTTTCACTATATGTCAGATTGTGGTGGAAGATATGGTGGATATAATGTATGGCACGCACCAGAAATTGGTGAACTCTTAAAAGAAACTAAAGAACATTTACAAGTAGCATATCAGGTAGATAAGTTTTTATTTACACATGCTGGCGTTTCGAAAGTGTGGTATGACACCAATTTCCCAGAAGGTGGTAATATCCCAGAACAAATTAATGATCTTTGGTCTTATGATAAGAGATCGTTTAATCACAGTGGCATGGAAATGTATGGTAATTATGATGGTGAAGGTCCAATGTGGATTAGACCTCAAGCCCTAAGACGTAATCCTCTTAACGATACTATTGTACAAATCGTTGGACATACTAATATGTCATTAATTGACTATGATGATAATCATTATTTTGTTGACGCACTCCCATATGAGTACATGACAATTAAAAATGGTGTTCCATTCATCCACAAATTATAGTGAAACAAATTAAATAATCTTAATATAAATATAAACAATCAACAAAACATGAGTAAGACAAAACCAAATATCTTTAAATCAAGAACTAAAGAATGGGATCCTAACGAGTGGCAAGGAAGATCTAAAAGACAAGTTGAAAATAATTATAAAGTAAATGATTATGTTATTAAAACAGGATTAGTTGCATTTTTATTATGGGCATTAACACAGATAATTTTATAAATATGACTAATTTAATAGAGTACGCAAACGAAGTTATTAAAAAATATCCAGTTCTAGAAAGTGATATACAAGGTTTATTAGATCTGTGTATTATGGAAATTGAAGAAGGAAGTCCAGAAACACATGAGATAGAATTATGTTGGACAGATATAGATCAATTAGTGAAAGAAGAAGACGCTAAAATCTTATCTAGAAATATATGAGCCAAAAACCTAAATTAGATCAGTTTCATTATCATGAAATGTTGGATAGATTACATGTAATTATGTCTATGATAGATGATCATTTACAACAACATCCAGTAGCTAAAATAGAAACAGAAATAAAAGATCTAGTTAGTGCAGCTCAAGATAAGCTACATGAAGCATATCAAATAACAGGAACTCAAAATAAAACACAATGAGCATGACAATAGCAGGAATTATATTCGGTTTAGTATGGGTTTGGATATTTAAAGAAATCAAAAATGCTCCACTTATGGATGATTACGGTAATATAATAGAAGACAAAAATGACAACAATAAAAAGAAATAAAAACAATAGGTATTTAGGAGGAGTTTGTGGAGGAATCGCAAGATGGTCAGATACATCAGCACTCGCATGGAGAATCATATTCTTATTAGTTCCATCAAGCTCACTAGTATATTTATTTTTATGGATCTTATTAAAAAAACAATAATATGGAAGGATATTATATAAGTGATGAGTATAGAACTAATTCAAAAAGTCTTGTTCCAGGAGGATGGGATGTTGAAGTAGAATATAAAACTCTAGAAAAGAGAATTTATTCCAATATTAAAAACACAGAAGCATACGCTAATCATATATTAGCATCTGATGAAAATGTAAAATCAGTAACAGTAATCGGAGAAAGTAAAAAAGATTAAAAAAAGTTGAAACAAATCAATTTAGCAGAGTATAACAGGTATAAATTTAAAAAACAAATATTATGACAGAATTATTAAATCAAATCCAAGAAGAATTGACTAACATCCAAGAGGATGCAGCAAAATTCTCAGAAAAAGGAAACAAAGCAGCAGGTACAAGAGTACGTAAGGCTATGCAAGTAATCAAAGGATTAGCACAAGACGTAAGAGTTGCAGTAAGTGCAGCAAACAAAGCATAGTACCAAATATTAATTGGTATATATAAAGTACCAAGGAAACGTTCTTTAAAATATTGGAAGGCACATTAGATATTGATCATTGATAATGTGAGTGTATTGCCGAAAAAATCCTGACGGAAAGAGGGATTAAGGCACACTAGACATCGGACAAGTTCCGGCTTAGTTGCAAAAGTGCGTAACTAAGACTCGACAGAGTAGAAGGTGGTAGATCGGGAAAGATATCTAAACTAATCTTTCTAAGAGCATTGCAAGTACCCGAGAGGAAGCCTTGCCTAAGTGACTGAACATCCTGTCTTATTAGGGGATAAAGTACAATCAAAGCCGTTGTGGCACTACAACGAGATTTAACCATCTTGAGTAGAACTTGAAATAATAGTAAAGTTGATTGGTATGCAGTAATCAACACAATAAGTCGATCTTCTAAGGCTAGTATACCTTAGTACACGATCCTTCCTTTTTTTATTAAAAGAGTAGATTTAATTGTCTACTCTTTTTTTTGGGGGATTAGCTCAGCTGGCTAGAGCGCCTGCCTTGCACGCAGGAGGTCATCAGTTCGACTCTGATATTCTCCACGAAATTAGCCTCTCAAACGAGAGGCTTTTTTATGAAATAAAACCATGATAAATATATTATTGGAGCAGGTTCTATATCTAACCACTGTTATGGGCCCCCGTCCTGTGGTAGAATCTGTTCCATTTTTTAACTTTAAACAATGAGTAAATATCTAAAATATTACAAAGACATTTTTGAAGGTAAACCATTTTTAAGAAATGGTAAAATGGTCACGTTAAAAGAAAAAACAGTTTTTGATGGGGGCGGAATTCAAAAGATATATGGCGAATTAGAATATGAATTAGATAAAAGAGGTAGCGGTACTATCTTAGATTTTGGATCTGGAACTGGAGTACATTGGACAAAAAAAGTGCCAATTCCAGGAGTTAAAGAACGTAAAACTGCTAGTGAACACTTTGGTTCAAGATTAAGAGGATTTTATAGATATGATCCTGCCCACCCAGAATATTGTAAAAAACCAACAGGAACATTCGATATTATAATGTGTACAGAAGTTTTAGAACATGTGCCATTAGAAGAGTTACCGGAATTATTATCTGAAATGAAATCTTATTTAGCAGATGACGGTGTAGTTATATTCACCATTCCAAAGGGATTATCAAGTAATGCATTTCCAGATGGTAAAAATCTACATATTACATTAATGGAAACTAAAGAATGGAACAAAATGTTTGATCAATATTTCGATGATCATATATTAATTCACCATTAGTAGTAAAATAATTCACCCAGATTTTTTTATGTCATAAACTTTTTGTATATTAGTAGTATAATATTAAAGCAGAACTATGAGATATACAGTAACTTATGAAGTTTACATTGAAGGTGACAATGATAAACATGCTTTTTCTAAAGCAGAACTGATCGCCAAAAACCAGAATGCGTTGCACCCAAATCAACAGTGGGATGTACATAAATTGCATATTACACCGTTCGCATCATTAAACGTAAAGGAAGTTGATATTGATGCAATCAAGACAGAAAAATTGTTGAACCAAGACTTACCATTTTAATTATGCCAGAACTAGCCGAACTTAAATTAACATCAGACTATGTAAATCAAGCATCAAGTGGAATGATTTACACAAATGTAAAAAAGAATCCTCAACACAAAGGGGCAGAATTAGATATCCCATTTAAATATTTTACACTAACTTCAGAAAGTAAAGGTAAAGAGATCATATTAACTATCAAAGATGATGATAGTGAAGCAACTATTCCTATACGTATTACTATGGGTATGAGTGGTCATTTTAGAACTACTAACACTGGACAAGAAGACAAACACGCACATCTTAAATTTTATAGAAAAGATGGAACAACATTGTCATTTGTAGATGTTAGACGTTTTGGTAAATGGACACAAGGTTTGAGTTGGAATGAAGGAAGAGGTCCAGATCCAACAACAGAACCACGTGAATTCTTTTTGAATATCATGACAAATCTAACTAAAAAAACATTTCGTAAACCATTATATGAGGTTCTTATGGATCAAAAATGGTTTAATGGTATTGGTAATTATCTAAGAGCTGAAATTATTTTTAGAGCAGGTGATGTTGATCCATTTCTTCCGGCAGCACAACAAATTGCAAAGTACCCAAAAATACTAGAATTATGTACAGATATTCCAATGTTGGCATACGCAAAGGGCGGTGGAAGCATCAAAGATTGGGATAATCCATTTGGCGAAAACGCAATTCAAGAAAAATTTATGTTGTGTTATGGAAACAAAATGATGGATACTCGTATAGATTCTAAGAACCGTAGATTTTGGTATGATCCTAAATGGAATGTACCTATCCACAGAGATGATTTAAAAGATTGGGATTATTACAGTGGATTACCTAACCCTAAAGCATATGAATAACTATAAATTAAATATTATGAACAAGATTAACAAATTCAAAAAATTCTTTAATAACTGGTACCCAGTAATTTTAGCATTTGCATGCCTTCTATATTCCGTAACTTATGGAGTATTAGGTTACACAGAAGAAGCTCAGTATTCGGCACACTGGCCAGGAACTATCCTCCTTTTTGCGATAGCGATCAGACAAAGAAGAAACTCATGAATCTAGGATTTTTTATTATGGGTGGACTGATATTTTCAGTTTACATCTATTTTACAATATGGAACATCTTCTATGGTGCTAAAAAACAAAGAGAAGAAAACTATCCAAACTATTATGATAGACATGGATCGATGAGCGATGATGTGGATATGGATGGTATGGGAAACTTTAGTAGATTTCCAGTTAATAAAGAACGCGAAGCTCTTAAAAATGCTAGAAAGAATAGAATGGATAGAGATTGGAAAGGCCGTAAAAAAGAAAAAGTTGATTAGAATGAGAAACACAGTTAAATTACCACAGCCACAAAGGGATATTATTGTAAAAGCATTACAAGTTTATCAAACTGCATTAAGAACGCTAGAAGATAAAACTGAAGATCAAGAATATACTGACTTTGATATTACTGCTTTAACTGGAATGTTTAAGGACAGTGATGTTGATGTAAGAATTGAATTAGATGAAGAGGTACACAACTCATTTGTACACCGACATGGTGTAGATTTTCCAATGTATGTTTAACACCAAAGACAATGGGTAAATACTTAAAGCAAGGATTTGTAAGAGAGTTGGAATGGCAACTTAATAGAGAAGAAATCTCGTACTCAAAATGGGTTGACCTAATGGAGGAGGAATGTATTAAGAACTACAAGGAACAAACCTTTAACACCAAAGAGAAATGAGTGAAGTAAATCCAAATTACAATCCACAAGCAGATTTTGACAACTTTGGTGAAGAGATGGAACACATCGTTAAGACAACACCTAAAGAGGTGCTAAAAAAGGAGTGGGATAAAGTATTAGCAGAATATGGTACTGATACACACGACAAGATTCTATCTATGACTGATGACTTTGTTCAGTCTAATCGTAGTGAAGGACAAACCTATGCTCATTATCACTATGATATGATGGCAGACTTTGCTCTACATATATTAGAAACCTTTAACACCAAAGAGAGATGAAACCATTAGACAATGTTCAAATGATTGAAGTCAAAGAAGGAGTAGTAACTATCACTTATAAAGATGGTACAACGCTTACCACTAAAGAGGATATTACACTTGGACTTGGGTATAAGAATGAGAATGATATACCATTAAATGACCATTGTCTTTAACACCAAAGAGAGATGACAGAAAAGCAACTAATAGAATTAGACTTCACTCGCAATGACGAGACAGCTGAGAATAGTGGAGCACCAAATGACTTCCACTACTACACATACGACGTAGGTAACTTCAGCTTAATCTCACCAGCAAGTGATGAGGTTGAAGAAGATGGATGGTATGTTGAGGCATTTGAAACTCCGGAGATTAGATTTACTAATCCTACAGAGGTGAATATTCTATTGACGTTACTAACGAACAATTATACAGAGAAATGAAAGAAGAAAGAATTTATACAATAATTAATATTCTTACAGTGATTGGGTTTTTTACTCTAATGATACTAGGATCAAAATGACAGAAGAACAAATTGATAGAATTATAGAAATGGCTTGGGAGGATAGAACTCCATTTGAGGCCATTGAATTCCAATTCGGACTTAAAGAGAATGATGTTAGGAAGTTAATGAGGAAGCACATGAAAGAATCCTCATTTAAAATGTGGAGAGAGCGAGTTAAAGGCAGAAAGACAAAGCATGCCAAAAATAATGATGGTATCAGATTTAAATCAAAAAACCAAAGAGCAAACCGATGAGACATTTCTTTTTAATAATTCTATTTATGTTAACAACAAACATGGTTGGGCAGAATTTTATTTTACAAGAGAAAGACAAACAAATACATTTTATAGCAGGCGCAGCAGCTAGCACAGTAGGTTATTATTGGTCATATAAAAAACATAATAATAAAACAAGAGCTCAAATAACGGGAATGTTAGCATCAATTTCAGCAGGTATATTAAAAGAATTGTATGATAGTAGAACTGGTGGTACGGTAGAGCGCAGAGATGTGTTAGCTACTATGATGGGAGGAGCCACAGTTACATTGACTATACCATTATTTCAAAAGAAAAGAAAATGACAGCAAAAGAATGGTTAGATAAAAATGAATGGCCAAATAAAAATATAGATAGTGATGCATTTTCTCATTACACAACAATGAGCAAGATCATGGAACAATATGCCAGAGAATATCATGTAAAAAAACTAGAAGAATCTAGAAAAAAAGAAGAAACACAATTTAAACAATTTTTATGAAAAAGCTAGAAAGAATGCAGAACTTGATTGTAGTAGGTCATCCAGATCAGGAATCTTTCTGTTACAATGGTATTTTTAAGACAATTCAGAAAACTCTATTAGATAGTGATTACCTAAATGAGGTAGAAGTTATTGATTTATATAGAGATGATTTCTCTAGACCAAGAACAGATCTTATTAAAAAATATCAAGAGTTAGTAACTTGGGCAGACAGAATCTATTTCGTATCTCCAGTTTGGTGGTTTAGATTAACACCAAGAACAGAGATATTCTTTGACGAAGTATTTACTCCAGGTTTTGCATACAAGTTTGTCCCAGTGATTGGACCATACGCATATCCAAAACCATTTTTGAGTGATAAAAAGGTAAGAACATACATCACACATGGAGCACCTTCATTGCCAGTAAAAACACTTTATTTGAATTCGGTTAAATTACGTTTAGTGATGGGTGTATTTACATTTGTGTTTGGATGGAATATTTCAAGATGGTTAAAGACAAAACAATTTTGGTCAGTACCATTTGCAAGTGATAAAAAACGAGCAAAGTATTTAGAAATAGTTAAAAAAGATGTTCTTAAAGATTTGAAGAAACATCAAATTGAAACAATATCAAATAAGAGTATATAATACTTAAACAATAATTATGACTATAGAAGTTTGGATTCAAGAGGAATCAATTGAAAATCTAATTAAAATTAGTGATGAACTTTATAATGGAGATGCAGATGAAAGATTTGAAGATTCTGTAGAATTCACCAAAGTTCTTACATTAGAGGGTCAAGTAGCAATTCACATGTCACTTGATACTTATATTAGACTTACAGATAATGAATTATTAACTGAATGGGAAATATATTAAAATTAAAATATGGATTTTAAAGAAGAAATTAAAACAGGAAGAGTATTAGTAGATTTTTGGGCTGCATGGTGTGGACCATGTAAAATGCTTATTAAAACATTAGACAAATACTCAGAAGAAGTTAGTGAAGTTAAAGTACTAAAAATTAACGTAGATGAAGAATCAGACATTGCTGCAGAATATGGCATTAGATCGATACCTACATTATTGTATTTTGAAGACGGCGAAATTGTAGAAAGACAAACAGGTAATGTTCCGTTAGCAACTATAAAAGAATTAACAAAAATAAATTAATATGTGGAACTGGATCAAAAACACTTTTGTATATTGGGTAGAATTAGCTAGAGATATTAGAGTTTGGTGGATTTTTCGTAAAACTGCAAAACAAAATCAAGATCAATTAAATCAAGACTTTCAATTAAGAGTTGATTGGTTGGGTAGAATTTATGGTGTAGTTAATTTACCAGAAGAGGTTCAAACTGCATCTGGTGAAATTCAACAGGCATTTGTTCTTAATAAGATTTCAGGTTTTGGAAACTACATGTTACAAATAGGTTTGGCAGATATGGTTTATCCTCAAATACAAAAGGTATCGCCTGTTTCTTATTTAATAATTTTATGGCCAGTATTTGATGATTTGTCTCTGCTGCCTATTATTGGTAATATTATTAGATCTACATTTGTAGGTTTTATCATTTTTATTATAACTAAATTTATCATCAATAATGCACACATATGGAATGCATTATGGGATAAGTTTACTATATTCTTAACACAATAGAATTTGAAAACAGAAGAAGTATCAATAAACAGAGTTCATGAAGATGGACTTAGGTTTTATCAAGTAACTGAAGGTGACAAAGTAATAGCTAAGTTGCCTTCAGTTACTACTATCTTGGGTAATACCAAAGATATGTCAGGTTTAGAGAAATGGAAAAAAAGAGTAGGTGAAGCCGAAGCTAAACGTATATCTGAACTTTCAATGAACAGGGGAACTATTATGCACAGACTCATAGAACTGTATAAGAGCACTTCTGGGTCAGCCACTGAAAGGCTAAAGATTCTTAAAGATTTAGCAAAAGAAGATGAGGAGGTTAACCAATTCAGCGAAGAAGACAATGGACCTCTTTATTTAGAAGAAGCATGGAAATTCTTTTATAAATTCTATTTTAATAGTTCTGATTATTTTGATAGAGTTGTTAAAGTATTAGAAGCAGAAACATTCTTATGGACTGTAAAAGGTGGAGGATGGGCTGGAACAGTAGATAATATTTCTAAAATGGTTGATGATAAAGTTGTTATTATTGATTATAAAAACAGTAGAAGACCAAAAAGAGAAGATTGGATTCAAGATTATTTCATACAATGTGGTGCATACTTTATTGCATATTGGGATATGACAGGAATTAAAGCAGATGGTGGAGAAATATGGATTGCAAATGAAGAAGATAACATACCACAATGTTTCACATTAACACAATCAGATTTAGAATTTTATTCTAAGCAATTTATAAGAAGAAGAAAAACATTTAAAGAATTAAAAGGTATATGAAAAAGAACAAACAATTTTTATATGATTACTTAAATGCTTATGCTCCAGTAGCACAGGAAACTGAAGGTCAAAAAATATGGACTGATTACATTAAACCGTTTTCTGATTTTTTGTATACAGATGCATATGGAACTTCATACGGAGTTAGAAAATCTAAAACCAAATTTAATACTCAATTTCCAAAAGTAGTAATTGAAGCCCACTGTGATGAAATTGCATGGATTATTACTAATATTGAAAAAGATGGTATGATTAGAGTTAGAAAACATGGAGGATCAGATAATATGATTGCACCTTCTAAGGCAGTAACTATTCATACACATGATGGAGAACAAGTTAAAGGTGTTTTTGGTTGGCCAGCAATTCATACGAGAGTTAAAAGAAAAGATTTAGGTTATGCTGATCATGAATTATGGGTAGACACTGGATTAGATAGTTTAGAAAAAGTAAATGAAGCTGGTGTTGAAGTAGGATGTTTAATTACATTTGATGATCAATTACAAGAAATGGGTGATTATTATGTAGGTAGAGCATTAGATAATAAGATAGGAGGTTATATTATAGCAGAGGTTCTTAGAAAAATACACAAAGAAGGTGTAGATTTGCCATTTGATCTATATGTAGTTAATTCAGTACAAGAAGAAGTTGGATTATTTGGCGCTAAAAAAATTGCAAAAGAATTACAAGCTGATTTAGCATTAGTCACAGATGTTTGCCATAATACAGCAACACCAAAAATGGATAATGCAAAACATGGGCCAGTTGAAGGTGGTAAAGGACCATCATTAGAGTATGCATCTCAAAATCATAGAGGTATTTTAAACATGATCAAGAAAGTTGCAGAGAACAATAATATTCCACTTCAACATCATGTTGGTAGTTATGGAAATGATACTGTTGCATTCTTTTTAGAGAATACACCAACTGCTATTTTAGGTATGCCACTTAAATATATGCACTCAACTGTAGAAATGGCACATAAGAAAGATGTTAAGAATTGCATTGAATTATACGTTCATTTTCTTAAAAACTTGACACCTGAAAAAATAAATAAGATAAATAATAAGATAGATAATTAAAATACACACATTATGAGCAAATTTAATACATTTTTAGCAGATCATGGTACAAAGATAGTAATTGCACTTTTAGTGCTTACTTATTTCAAATCATGTGGAATTGATTCTGACGTTGAAAAAATCAAAAAAGATTTAAGAGTAACCAATGCGGAAGTTGATTCTTTAACAAATAGATTAGAAACAAAAATCATTTCTGAACAAGATATGATTAGATTAATTAAAGAAGTTCCGGCTTGGAAAACTCTAAGAATTGAAGAGATATCAGACAAGGAAAGAATTTCAATTAACGCACTAGAAGAAAAAGAAGACTAAAATGGCATCTGAGGATAAATCACAAAATTATAACTCTGATATTGAGAGAATGGCTGAAAAATTAAATGTTCAACCACCTCAACCTATTGAAACACCAAAAGAAGAGACTGCTTCACAGTTAAGTCAAATTCTTTCAGGATGGGGCAATAGAGTTAAAGATGCATTCGGCATGTTAGATGACGAGACTAAAGCAATGAGTGAAGCTAGATTAAAACATTGTGACGGATGTTATATGAGAACTAGTAATACATGTGATCCAAGAAAGTCTATGAAAAATAACGTTACTGGTCAAGTAGTAACAGGGTGTGGATGTAATATTTCTGCAAAATCAATGTCACGTATGTCTAGATGTCCTTTAGATAAATGGGATAAAATTGAACCCAAAATTTGGAAAAAACAATAATATTATGAAAGATAAATTAGTAAAACGGTTTGTAATAGGAACGTTCGTATCTTTATACGCATTAGTTTCTGTTATATCAACAATACACGTAATAGATTTCTTTGAATTATCAAATCCATATTGGTTAGCAGTAACTTTAGCAATTGGTTTTGAAATAGGTGCAGCAGCATCTCTAGCATCTCTAGTTATTTTAAAGAAAATGAATAAAACTATTGTATGGTCCTTATTCATAGCAATTACTTTGATGCAAATGCAAGGTAACATGTATTATGCATTTATTAATTTAGAAAATTTTACAGGATGGTCAGAATTATTTGATTTAATAGAAGAAGATCTTATTGACCAAAAAAGAATTTTAGCATTTGTATCAGGTGCTATTTTACCACTTATTGCTTTAGGATTTATTAAATCTTTAGTAGACTATATAAAACCAGAAGATGAGGATGAGATTATATCAGAAGGTATTTTAGGAGATTTGAATAAAGAAGAAGATGTAACAGGATTTGATACTGTACCTTCTGAAGAATTCTTTGAAGATATTCTTGATAAACCAGGTGATAATATAATGCCAAGTGTCGATGTAGATGAAGAACTTGACGCATGGAGAGATATTTCAGATGAATTAACTGAATCCTACGGCCCTGATGAATACGATGCATATATTGATCGTCATGAGCCTGGTAGTTGGTTAAAGAATCCACCAGAAGATAATGAAGAATCACATAGCGATCACTTGTATGAAGAACCAAATCTATCTAAAATAAAAGAATCTGTAGAAGAATGGGACGAAGATCATGCTCTTGATTTAGTAATGAATGACATGGTAAAAGATATGGATCTTGAGGATTTTGAAGAAGTTCAGCAAGAAGAACTTGATGGAGCTTCAGAAGAAAGTTCTACAGAATTTCAAGAACCTAATCCAACATCAGTTGGTGCTATAGTTCAAAAAATAGAAACACCACATTTACCGACAAACGAAGAATTAAAATCTAAAACTCAAGACGAACTTTGGAATGAAGCAATGGCTAAAAAAGCCAAAAAAGAGATGGAAGATTTTATAAAAAATAAGAATGCAAATAAGTAGATTAAAGATTAACATAGAAGACGTTTACATTTCTAAGCCTTTAGAAAAAGAAACGTATATAAAGGTTATGTCTGAAAATCCAAATACAATTCATTCTCTATATCTAATAGCAAATGAATTGAAAGCAATGCATTACTTTCTTTCTTTAGATGATCATCCAGATCATATAATATCTGCATATATACAAGTTCATCATGGATATTGTAATAAAGCTCGACAACAAATAGGTGCTATTAAAAGCATGTCTCACAAATTAAAAATCAGACCATATTATGTTATCAGATACAAGATTACTGATAAAAAAACTATGAAAGAGACATTTTCTTTTAGACATAAGAGTACCAGTAAAAATGAAATATATAAATTAATCAAAGTGTTTCATGATAAAACAGAAGAATTATGCAAAGTAAATACGTTTTAAAAATAGGCCAAAGTGGAGATTTAGTTAGAATTCTTCAAGAACTTTTAGATTTAAAACCAGATGGCGTTTTTGGAAATAAAACTAAAACAAAAGTAATTGAGTTTCAAAAACAAAATAAATTAACATCCGATGGAATTGTTGGACCAATGACATGGATGAAATTAGAATACAATCCACTGGAACTAGAAGCAGATACTGATTTAACAACCGGTGCAACTTGGATCCAACAATATCCTTTACCAGAAGGTGAATACGTTTTACAAAAAACACACAAAGAATGGATATTCTTACATCACACTGCAGGAAGACACAATCCTAAAGCAGTAATTGATCAATGGTCAAGAGACCAAAGAGGTAGAGTAGGAACACATTATGTGATTGGAGGAATTGCTTCAGATAAAGATACTAATAATTTGACAGAAGAAGATTCTGAATGGGATGGTAAAATATTACAAGCAATCAAAGACGAATACTGGGGATATCATTTAGGATCTGTTAAATCTTCTAAAATGCATAAAGGAAGTATTAGCATAGAAATATGTTCAGCAGGATTTTTAACAGAAAAAAATGGCAAGTTCTACACATGGTATGGTGCAGAAGTACATGAATCTCAGGTTTGTAGATTAGACACAGAATACAAAGGACATAGATATTATCACAAATATTCTAACTCACAAATAGAAGCTACTAAAGCACTTTTATTATTACTTTCAGATAAACATGGAATCGATATTAATAAAGGTGTAAAAGAAATGTTAATGAAAAGTGTTGGACAATACGATAGACAAGCAGTATCTTATTTAGTTAATGGAAATTCAAATGTTTTTGATTATAGTGAAGACTTGAGTTATGGTAAAACAAAAGGTATATTAACACATGGTCAAGTTAGAAAGGATAAATCAGATGTTTTTCCACAAAGAGAATTAATGAATATGTTACTTAATTTGTAATTGAAACAAATAAGTGATAAAATCATATAACTAGTAAATAATCACAATATGCAAAAAGTAAAAGACGCTGAGGTAGAACAACCACAAATTTCACCATTTGAAGAGGTGAAAACAATGACAGACATACAAGCACTTAATATTTTAATACAAGCTGCAAACGCTGCACAAGGAGCAGGAGCATTAAGTGTTAGAGATTCAGTATTTGTGGCTGCAGCTGCAGAATTATTAACTAAACCATTCGGTCAAAAACAAAAATAAATGAAAATAGAAGTATCTAACGGAGAAATAATCGACAAGTACACAATCTTAGAGATTAAATTAGAACAAATTAAAGAACCATCAAAACTAGTTAACGTACAAAACGAGTTTGATTCTTTGAAACCAGTTGTAGATCAGATCTATAACGAAACACATGCACAAGAAGTTTTAGCAGAATTGAAACTAGATTTGCTTAATATCAATAAAACACTTTGGAATATTGAAGATATAATTAGAGATCACGAACGTGAAGAGAGATTTGATTCTGATTTTATAGAATTAGCAAGATCTGTTTATTATACCAATGATGAGAGAGCAGAAGTAAAAAAGCAAATCAATGAATTAACTGGTTCAGCGTTAGTAGAAGAAAAGTCTTATCAAGAATATAACTAGCTTATGTCAAAACAGGTTGCAATATGTATTGACACACCAGCGTTAGGTGATACTTTAGCCGCAATTCCTACTCTTAGGAAATTGTCAAAGGCATACGAGTCGCAACTTATAGTTTTCTCTAGTAAACCATTTTTATTTGAAAATCATCCACTAGTTTCTAAAGCACTAAAATTAGATGATCCTCTTAGAAACGATCCATCAATTAAAGTGTATCGTACATTTATGCCAATTGTTGGTAAAGCATATGATTTAAGGGGTGAGAAAGTAGAATTTAGATCATCGAACACAGACATTAGACAATTCCATGCCATATCTTTAGGGTTTAGTTTAACTCAAGAAGAAATGGAAATGGATTTGTATATTGAAAGAGAAAGAGAATTAGGACATGAAGATTATGTTATAATTCATCCTACACATACTTGGCCAACTAGAACATGGGACCAACATAAATGGCAAGAATTAGTTGATAGATTAAATTCAAAAGGAATTCCTGTAGTTGCAGTAGGACGAGATTCAAAAGAAGTAGGAACATTTTCAGTAGATAAACCAGTAATGGATTTAAATATTAATTTAGGTGTTAATTTACTTAATGATCCTACTAATGATCCAGCAGAATTACGATGGATGATGAATCATAAAGCTCGAGCTATAATTACAATGGATTCGGGCTTACTTCATATTGCAGGAACAACTGATGTTAATATTATTCAATTAGGCAGTTCTATAGATCCTAAATTAAGAGCACCATATAGAAAGGGTACACAAGATTATAAATATAAATATATTGCAGGTGGATGTGATATATTTTGTTCTAGTAACATGAAATATAATGTTAAGGAACATAATACTATTCAAGCCATTCCACCTCAAATTTATTGTTTAGAAAATAAACCTACATTTGAATGTCATCCATCAGTAGATAAAACATATAATGCTGTTTTAGATTTATATGATGATCTACCAATAAATCAAAAAACAGAAAGCATGGAAACTAAAAAGAAACTATTATTCTTAGCACCACATTTAAGTACAGGTGGAATGCCACAGTTTGTATTGAAAAGAGTAGAAGCGATGCTCGATGTTTCAGAATATGAAGTTCACTTAATAGAGTATACACAATATAGTAATATCTATAATGTACAAAGAGATCAATTAATAGAAAAACTAGGCAATAACTTTCATACTATTGGATTCTTACAATCTATAGATATTACAGAAAGAGGTCAAAAACTAATGGATAAAATATCTGAAATAGATCCAGATATTATTCACATAGATGAGTGTCCAGAATCTTTTGATAGTTTTAATAAATTAGATCAATCTGCAATGGATTGGTTATACAATAAAAAATGGAAAGTAGTAGAAACTTGCCACAATATTTGGTTTAATCCAGATAATAAAATAAATGATCCAGATATGTACGCTTTATGTACACCATATCATTTAGAGACTTTCGCAAATAGAAATGGTTTAAAGCCAGTTATTGAATATCCTATTATCGATACCAAACCCTCAACTTTAGAAAGAGCAAAAGCAAGAGGTAAACTAGGATTGTCAATAGACAAGAAGCATATTTTAAATGTGGGTTTATGGACTTCTGGTAAAAACCAAAAAGAAGGCGTTGATATTGCTAGAGTTGTAGAAGCACAATGTCCAGGAGAATTTGAATTCCACTTTGTAGGTAATCAAGCTGAAAACTTTCAGAAATATTGGGGACCAATTATGGAAAATCTACCCAGTAATGTCAAAGTTTGGGGTGAACAATCAAACGTAGAAACATTTATGAGTGCATGTGACGCATTTATGTTTAACTCAACATGGGAGTGTAGTCCATTAGCATTGCGTGAAGCAATTGGGAGTGGATTAATTACATTCTCTAGGGACTTAGAACAATATAAGGACATGTTTACACCTTACATAGTTCCATTCTCTAACGACCTCCATGAAAATGTTGATCAATTAATCAAAACACTCAAATCATCAAAGGATCAAGGAAAAAATATCCCAGATGATGATCTAGAACGCTTCAAGCAACAACATATAGAGTGGTACCAAACCTGTTTAGAGACCCCGAGAGCCAAACCAATAGCCAAAGCTCCTCGATGGAGATTAGAGTACATTGATGGCCCACGCATAACATGTGAAGAAGTAGGTGACGAGCCACTGAGAGCCGAATTCTGGGACGGAGAGGATCTGATCTACAGTGTAGATAACATGAAACGCGGCCATTGGTATCAGCCATCAAGACACTGGTGGACAGAGTGGACTGTAAAGATTTTGAGTAACGATCGACTGATTTACGAAGAGACACTAACACTCGAAGACCAAGAGCTGACCATAGAAATGGCGAGCTCATCACTCGGAGACACCATATCGTTTATGGGACAGTTACACGCAGTGATGTATACACACAAGCCAACACGATTATATGTGAAGACACACAAACCCTGGCTGTTTGATCATGCATGGTACTTGGAAAGAGGTGTTGAATTCTTAGACTGGTCAGAGCCTACAAAGGGAGCGCTAATGACCGTTGGAGTCTTTTATACCATGGAAGAGCCTTGGAAAAGACACGAGCACAAATACGATTGGAGAACTATAAGTCTGGGTAAAATCGCTGCTGATAGAATTGGAGTTGAGTATCAAGAACAGAGACCTAAGTTGGCATCTGAATTCTTGAAAAAGACCTCAAACAGCGCGCGAAATCCAAGTTTAGTTATAGCAACTCAATCAACAGCACAAGCCAAGTATTGGAATAATCCAACTGGTTGGCAAGAGGTTATAGATTGGGCAAATAAAAATAATATTTCCGTTTCCCATGCTTCGAGCGAAGGTAGTGAATTGACTGGCATCGAACAGTTGCCAGAATCTTTAGAAGAGGTTGCTAAAGCAATTAATAACGCGGACATGTTTATTGGAATTTCCTCTGGCTTGTCTTGGTTCGCTTGGGCACTTGGAACTAAAACCTGCATTATAAGTGGTTTTACTGATCCTTATGTGGAATTTAAAGATGCTATCTATATTAACAATCATCAAGTATGTCATGGTTGCTGGGGATGGGATACATTTGATAAAGGTGATTGGAATTGGTGTCCAGCATGGAAAGGAACTAAAAGACAATTTGAATGTACAAAACAAATTGGATCAGATAGAGTAATAGATGTAATAAATAATCACCTTCACGGTGTATTAATAGAAAATAAATAGAATGAGTAAAAGAGCAATAGTAACAGGAGGTGCAGGTTTTATTGGCACACATTTAGTAAAAAGACTTTTAAATCTAGGATGGCAAGTAACTGTTATAGATAATTTTAGTACTGGATCTATAGACAACATTAAAGATTTAGGGTGTGACTTTATAGAAGAACACATACATAATCCAATTATTCAAACATGGGAAATACAACATGATGCATTATTTCATCTTGCGGCTCCTGTTTCTGTTGAAGAAAGTTTGAGTAATCCTAGTAAATACTATGAAGAAATTGTTGGAGGTACAACTAATATGGTTGAGTGGTCTTTAAAACAAGGTAACAAAAATATTATTATCGCATCTACTGCTGCAATTTATGGAGACTCAGATAATTTACCATATAAAGAATCTGGTGCAATTAATCCTATTAGTCCATACGCAAGAGCAAAAAGAATGACTGAATTACTATTAGAAGATGAATTTAAAACTAATCCCTTTAAAGGCACTGCATTAAGATTCTTTAATGTTTATGGAGAAGGTCAAAGAAATGAAGGTGGTTATTTAAGTGCTGTTCCTATTTTCTTAAATCAATTTGAATCTTTTAAACCAATTACTGTTACTGGTGATGGCCAACAAACCAGAGATTGGGTTTATGTTGGTGATGTGGTTTCTGCGTGTATTGATGCCTATAATAGTACTGATAATGACGGAATTAAAATAATGAATGTTGCATCAGGTCAGGAAACTAGTGTTATGGATTTAGCCGAAGCTTTTGGTGGAATTATTACACATATAGAAGAAAGATTAGAACCTAAAAGATCAGTAGCAGATATTAGTAAAATAAAAGAGACATTAAATTGGAAACCCGAAACCAACCTACTATCATGGGTAAAACAAATAAAATAATGAACTACAAGATTTTTTTTATTGCAGCATTTGTTGCATTTAGCACATTAATTAGTGCACAAGAAGATGAATTAAATATCATAGATGTAAAAACAGATATCTACGAAATTACATATTCACAAACATATCAACAACCATTAATGGTAAAATATACTGTTATTTGTGATGCAACTGCACCATCATATCCTAGACATGGCATAAGCTTTACAAAAGTAGAAGGTATTAAAACATCATCTTCTTCAGATTATAGTGATAATGTATGGGATAAAGGTCACATGGCGCCAGCAAATACATTCTCATGTAAAAAGGAATGGTTAGAAACTACATTTACTTATACTAATTGTGCATTACAACATCAGAATTTAAATAGAGGAGCGTGGGCTGCATTAGAAGGATTTGAAAGAGATTTAGCTGCAATATACGATGACATTGAAGTTGATATTACTATTTATTTTTCAGAAGAATGGACTACTAATTCAGATCCAGCAAGAATACCTTCTAATTTTATTAAGACTCTATCTTGGATAGAAGATGGTGGAAAACATAGATCAATCTCCTTTGATTTTCCAAATGAAAACACTAAAGGTAAATCCTTCTGGTCATTTAAATTAAAAGATGGAGATTGGAACGGTAAAGAAGAATAATATGAGAAAACTATTAATAGCATTTGGTAATCTATTCGACATAGGTTGGTGGGCAAATAAAATCAATACTAAATTAGGTCTATATAAATGGGCTAAAAAGTCTAGATTTCGTAAATGGCAAGAAGGTCTAACAGGATGGAAATTCTGGGCATGGCAAATAGTAGGTGGAATTACATTTATAATCATTTTTGAATTTATATTTAATAAAATAGGCATAACAATGTTACCATGGAAATAATGAAAAAAGGAGTAATTTGTGGAAATTTTGATGTAATACACCCAGGATATATTAAAATGTTTAAAGAGTGTGCTGCTAATTGTGATTGTTTAATAGTTTTATTACATACTGATCCATCAATTGAAAGACCCCATAAACTGAAGCCAATATTATCTGTAGAAGAAAGAACAGAAATGTTACTAGAATTAAAATCAGTTTGTGGCGTACATATTTATACATACGAAGCACAGTTATTAGATCTACTTAAAATGGGTGAATTTAATGTAAGATTTCTGGGAGATGATTATATTGATAAACCATTTACTGGTGATAATTTAAATATACCAATTCATTATTTAAACAGAGATCACGGTTGGTCTACAACAAAATTCAAGAAACTTATAGCTAAAACAGTTTAGTTACACTCTCCGTAGTTTGATAAAAAGGTAAGCAGATCCTCTGCTCCTACAATTCCATCTCCATCAAAATCACCTTCACATTCTGTTTGAACACACGAAGCATAATTAGGATGTTCTGTTAATAGAGGAAATACATAACCATCTCCATTTAAAACGAAAGCAGTACCGATATCTGCACAGAAGATTATAGTATAACCTCCAGCTGGCAAGCCAAAATAATGTGCACCACCATCACAATCTTGATATTGAAAGTTAGTCCATTTTTCAGCACCAACAGAGGTAAAGACATGTTGATTGCATTGTGCTACCGTATAAAAAGGTAGAAGAAATAGCAGGGAAATAATTAATGATTTCATGTTATCTAAATATTGTTATGTGCCCGTGTCTTTGGAATACTTCTGTAGATCCAAATTTCTTAGCGTAGAATGTATATGTGTAAACTCCATCGGTAGCATAGTGATCACCACCATTGACACTACCATCCCAATAAGGATATGAATCATAATAATCACCCTTACCAGAGTAGATCATGTCTCCCCATCTATTAAATATTTTAAATTCTACATCTACCCAACAATCTAAATCATAAACCATTTTCCATGTATCGTTTAAACCATCATTATTTGGTGTAAATGTATTTGGAAGATAAACTGAAGTCCAATCTGGGCAAACTAAACCAGGATCATCAATACATTCTAATCCAGTTTCACAATCAATAGAAATATACTCATAAACCGTATCTGTTAAGAATTCATATACAATAACTTCAACTGTATCGACAGTTGT